AGCGCTCAGACCGTAGCGATCGACAAGGCCACGACGCGCCACCTCCATAACCGGATTGGCAAAGGCGAACCGGCCCTTGGCGTCAAACTTCGCTTCCGTGATGATCTTCGAGGCTTTGTCGAACAGAGCAACGCCAGGCTTCCAACGTCCTTGGGTATCGACGCCGCCGAAGATGTCGAACGGGATGCGAAGCGCGCGGTCAATCGGCTGCCCCCGACCGATGAAGCCCTGCATGACGTCGGCACGCTCGACCGAAGTTTTGGGCTGCTCGGTGAGGGAGAACATGATGCGGTTGTCTGACGGATTAAATGCACCTTTGTTGTCCAGTGATTTGATCTGGGTCGGCTCAAAGACAACGTAGGCCGTGTGCGAACCTCGATCATAGACATCAGTGTCGGGCATGATTACTCCATCATACCCCGTAGACGTTACATTCGATTTCAAATCTGCGTGAACTTGTCGCACTTGAATTGAGATTTGATCTCTTGTCTCCCGCTCACTTAGTCCCGCCATATCAACTTCGCCGCCGACAGCAATTGCGAGATTCTTCATTGCCTGATCGCGCCCAACAACATCGGGGCGCAGGTCGAGCGGCTTCTCCATCTGCAAATAAACTTTGTAAGTGCTGTTTTCTGAATACTGATCCGCATAACCCTCAGCAACATCCTCATTTTCTGTGAAGAAGAAGGTCGGATTGCTATATGTTCGACGCTCCAAATCCGAGAGTTTATGGCCGGTCGTATCCGCCCAATCTATCGTCTCCGCATAGTTTTCACCAAAGACAGAAATGTCCTGCCTGCCGCCATGATAAACGACCAACGGGTTGCCGTTCTCATCCACGACCTTACTGTCACCAAACCATTTCTTGAAGGCATCGCTGTCCGTTGCGGGCGCGAGCGCAAACATCGGCTTTTCGTTGCCGGTCTTCGCCTCGGCCCGTGTCGCCATCTCGCCGCGTTCAATCCGCTCGAAAATCTGTCCTGCTGATGTGAAGCCCAGACCGTTGAGCGCGTTCTTCAGTGCGTCGAAGAAGTCGGAAATTCTCTTGAACAGGCGCACAACACGACCATCAAACTTGCCTGTGTTGCTCGCCCATTCGCCAAAGGCTTGAGCAATCCCTTCCTCGATCTGCACCCATTCGGGGAACTCGGCATAGTGTGTGGCAATGTCATATTGACCGCGCCACGTCTGGTTCGATTTCTGCGTCAGGATGTTCCATTCGGCATCGGTGAACAGGCCAAGGCGGCGCAGTCCGTGAAGCGCCTCATGGTTGAATGCCGTGTCGATGATCTTCTGGTTTCGATCAAGCGCGACCGTGATCACGTTCTCCATGAACATGCCTTCGGCAACTCCGGCCTTTCCATTGACCCATGTCTCGATTGTATCCGCGAGTTTCAGCCCGACCTTGCCCAGACCGATCTTGTCGAGCCTATCCCGCATAGAGGGATAAAGGGATTCCGCCTTTTCCAAGAATTTGCCGCTGAAAGGCGTGCGGGTTTCAATGGTGAGATTGTCAGCGGATGCCTCAGACGGCTTGCTGTCGTCGGCGCGCTTCAGCATCGCAATTCCGCGATCTGTTTCCTTGGTCTCGACGGTCCTAAAGAAATCGTCATAGGCCGCGCGCACCACAGGAATTTCGGCCGCTTCCAGATATGGATATGTGCCTTCACCCTCTAAGCCAAGGGCAGAGGCAAGGTTCCAGTATTCCTCACTGACGATGTTTGCCAGATAGTCGTTGCTGCCATTCTGGTCACGCAACCGTTCGATGACATAGCTCTCAAAGGAACGCGCGGTCATTTCACTTCCGGTTGACCAGTAGGCCGTCGACCGCGTGCGATCCAAAGCCTTCGCGCGCTCCTTCAAGCGCGTCTGGTTGATAGCGACGTTCACCCGCTGGAAGGCCGCAATGATTTCAGGACGCACACCATCGCCACGTTCATATGGCTTCTCCGAGACAAAGCCGCCAGCATCTTTACGAGCGCGCGAGAAGTAATTGTCGAGCGAGTGCCACCATTCATGCGCGAGCGATCCCGCTCCGGCATTTTTTGTCAGGTTGATGACGATGTGATCCGGCTCATAATGCGCGGCGGGCGTGATCTTGCCGCGCTTGCCCTTACCGCGCGCACCGAACGCGAGCCCAAGTTCGCCGTTGAGTGACAAGGCCTTGGCAGGCACATTCAAAACACCCGCCAAATCCATTAGCGCATCATATGCCTCGTTCAGGCTGGCTTGACGCTTGCCCTGCTCAACCCAATTGCCAAACTGCACGCCACGGAAGCCGAATGTTTCCGCAAACTGTTCGGGCGCCACATCTGCCCCGTCGCGGTGATCGACGCCGACGCGCGGCGAGTTGCTCTCTTTGCGATGATCGGGAATGTCTTTGATCTTTGCAAGTTTCTGTTCCAGCGCCGCGCCATTCTCTCGCATGTAGGTTCTGGCTTCGGCAGCCGTTTCAAAACTCTCAAGGTCGATATAGTCCTTGCCGACCTTCTTCCCGATCCAGAACTTCTTGGCTTTCAGGCCGACGCGGTAGCTGTAAATGTCGAACCTGACCTGTTTGTCGGCAGGCTTCTCGACTTCGAGTTTTCCAGCCTCGACCGCCTTGGTGAATGCAGCGACGGCCTCTTCGCGGGTCTTTCCTTCAGCGAGAGTGCGGGGCCAGTTGCTAAACGCCGTCGCCTTCGCGGGCTTCTCGACAGTCCAGATGACCTTTGCGGGTTTATATTCGACACCGTTGTAGAGGCCGTATTCAGCAGCACGAATACGAATGCCTTTCAACGACTGCGCGTGACCGATCAATGTGTAGAGTTCCACGCGGTCCTTGATGTCACCGAGACGCATTTCTTGCAGACGCTCTTTGACACGGTTCACGTCGAGATCGCCGCTTAGAAGGGATTGCGTCATATCTCTCAATGCAGAGACTTCCGCTATCCAGCCCTTCACCTTCCACTGTTTGCGCGGCTTCGGCGGGACCTCCTCACGGGCCGAGCGGGCAAAGCCGACAGCCCAAGGGTCCACACCTTCATCAATCAGCTTTTGGTAGTTTGGCTCCGGCCATGATTTAGCGAGCGGCGCGGTCGCTATATCGACCTTCATCGCCTGCTTCATTGCATCGCGGAAATTGGCCGCATGTTCCTTGCGGGAGCCATGCAGGGTTTCGCCAAAATCAGCGATAGATGCGGCGGGAGCCTTCAGCGCTATATCCTCACGCGGTGCGTGATCCTGCTGCGGGATGCTATCTTCACCGATCTTTTCAACTTTGTTGTGTTCAAGCTGTTCATTGACGAGCGCGAGCGCGTCCGGCCACGTATCGACCACGCCCAGCACTTTCGACGCGCCGGTTACGCCGCCATTTGGAAATGTAAAGGTCACGGTAACGCGCAACTTTTCCGGATCGCCGTACTGGCGCACGTTGAACCGCACCAGCGTCTTCCCGTCATCCGCTTCGCGCGTCAGGACGTAGGTGTTTGGTGCGCTGGCAAGCTGCTTGAAGCCTTCATTATAGGCCTTCTTTGCGGGTGAAGGTGCCGCACGCGCTGGTGTGCCATATTCCTCTCGCAACAAAGCCTCAACGGCCTGGGCGTGCTTTTCGCCGGTCTTTTCCATCCGACGATACATTGCATCGACTTCATCGGTAGAAATTCCTAGCCCACGATAGAATTCACCGGCCGCCTTTTCGTCCTCAATGCTGGCGGCATCAATAGCGTCTCGAATTGTCGCTACTTTCTTATATATCGCCGCGTTGACAGGCCTACCCATGACCTGATTTCCAATCTCTCGGTCATAATCATCGCGCGTCAAACCGTTTTCGGCAATGAGGCTCTCTTGCAGATTATTTGCGGCATTCGGATGCTCTGCCTTCCAGCGATAAATGGCCGACAGTATTTTCTTGGCGCGCGGTGTTGAGCCTAGTTTTTGAACAATTTCCCTTGCGCGAGGATCAATCACGCTCTCAGCCTTCGGTGCGGGCGCAGCATTCACGGCATCAAGCAAATCTATCTGCTTGCGCGCGCTTGTATCGAACAAGCCATCATCGGCGGGCTTCTGTGCAACAGCCGCGCGTTTACCGCCAGTCATCTTGCGTTCAGCCAAAGTCTTGTCGGAGATTTTCTCAGCACCGGCAATGACGGTCTGCTGTCCGGCTTCTGTCTTCTCGACGGTGGGTTCTGCCTTGGGAGCATTCAGACTTGCCAGATACTCATGGATCGGCACAGCCACATATTTGTCGGTATTCAGCGCATCGACCTTCTTGCGGTCGAAAGTTTCCATGACGACTTCGCCAGTGGTCTTGTCTTTAAGAATCCAGCTTGCCGTGCGCTGCGGCTGGCCTTTATCCGGCGTTACTTCTTCGCCAGCGCCTCTTTCATCGCGTCGATCCGGTCGAGGTTCTGAGCGAGTTTGCGGGCTTTCTGCCGCTGTTCCGGCTTCAATCCCGGCTGGGACGCCGCTCGGCTGCGCAGGCTCTTGGACAGCGACTTGCGCTGCTCGGGGTTCATCACTCGGTGCTTCATCTCTGATCTCCTGCCCTTGTGCATCACGGGGAACTGTCTCGCGGCTTTTGGCCTCTTTCACTTCCTCGAAAGTATATTCCGAGAAGGGGATTTCCCGACCATCGGTCAGGCCAAAGCCTTGCGCCGACATTGCCAGATTATCGACGTACCGGATAGCGGTTTCGCCAAGCGCGATCTCGATTGCTCCGGCCTCGCTCATGCGTTCAGCATCAACCAGATAAGCCGCATAGAGCGCCGTCTCGTCATCAAGATCAATGCCGTGCTGGTTCGCCAGCGCCGTGATCTCTTTCGCGCCGTCGCCATAACGATCCTGCATTTCACCGGCAACGCGAACGGCCTCACGATCCGCCACTTCGTGAATATCCTCGGCGGCGCGAACCTTTGTGCCGCGAATTTCAGTATCGAGCGCGTCAAGAAAATCATTGATGCTCGACGTGGAATTGAGTTGCGAGGATCTGATATAGCCCGCTTCCTCGGCCAGTTCGCGCGCATCATCAAACGACAGGCCATTGGGACGGACGAGCTTGCCGAAACCCGGCAGAAACTTCTTGTCGAGATCGCGCGCCTTCAACTCTCCGGCCTCGTCACGCAATCCGCCCTTGCTGGCGATAAACTGCATCAGGGAGAGAGGTCCGAGTTTCGGCTTACGGACAAAGGTCGATTTTCCTTCGAGCGTCGTCTTGGCCCTGATGGGGCTGCTTTCCGAGGTCGCCATGTTCAACAGGTGGCGGCGCACCAGCGCCTCATCGACCTTGAGCCGCTTGGCAATGATAGCGGGATTGATGGGCTTTTTTGTGCTGAGAACCAGACGGTTGATGTCGGCGCGCGCCTCAGGCGGCAGGACGGCGGGTGCTTCCGGTTCGACCGGCTTCTCATAAGACAGCGGCTTCGTCGTGTCCGCATTGGCAAGCCAGCCCTTGAATTCCTGCACGGTCATTTGCGTGATGGCGCCGACACGGACCGGACCGGAACCATCTGAAAATGCTGCGTGGTAATTCTCCATCGCGGTCTTGGCGTCGGGATAGCCCAGCATGACCTTGTGCTCGTCGTGCCCTTTGGTCTTGGGTTCGATCTGGTCCACGATGAAAACGCTCGGGGAAGCGGGCTGCGGGCCGACGTAAATGTCGATGTGATCCCCGTCCGCGCCCTCGGTGCGCTTCACATACCCATAAGGTGCCGGCATGGTGACGGACCAAGGCTTGCCGCTTGGATCAATGCCGGTGCGTTCCTGTCCGGCCTCGGTCTCAATCGTGAGGTCAAGGCCGTTCCACTTCAGATGTCGCTTGGGATAGTTGCCAGCCTTCGCCTGTGCGGGCGTGGGCTCGACTGTGCGCTCTGCGCCAAGGCTCACCGCCTCGGGGGTGTCGAGCGCCACAGGGGCCTCTCTGGAGCCCTGTGGCGGGGCCACACGAGCCTGCTGGCCTGCCTCGGTCGCGCGGACTTCGAGATCGGGAGAAAGCTGCGCACCGACCGGCACGTCCTGCCAATCAGGCGTCGGGGTCCAGTTCTGCGCCGCTTCACGCTCTGCCTTGATTTCGGCAAGCGGGCGCTCGTCGTTCAACAGGGAGGCAAGTTCGGGGCGCGTCGTGTTGACTTCCGGCTCGGGGGCCTCTTCCACCGGCGGCGCGGGAATGATGGTATCGGCCAGCACCGCGCCTTCGGGCAGGACCACATCGTCCGTTGGCTCAACGGACACGGCTTCGGGCGCGACCGGCAGGGGAGCGTTCGGGAAAGGCGGCGGCTCAACGCTGGCCGGATCAATCGGCGGGGCGCTGTTCGGAAGGGGTGACTGTTGAACCGGCGCATCTTCCCCCGCACCTGCGAACGGATGGCTCGCCACAGCAAGGCCACCGCCGACACCGGTGCCGATGATACCGGCGTCGATCACCTGACGAATGGCCTCGCCCCACGTCATGTCTTCGCCAATGACACCAGCGTCATAGCCGGTCTGAAGAATTTGGGTGAACATTTCCTGCACACCTTCCGCACCGGCGGACTTCAGCGTGCGGGTGAGGAACCGTTGCCCCGGCTTCATCAGGATGCCGAGAGGAATGGCTTCGGGGATGGTTTCGGCCAAGGCGTAGAATCCGGCGTCGCTCGCTGATTGCGTGGGTGTTCGACCGTCGGCGCGGGATTGTCCGTATTCCTGTCCGCCAACCTGACCTGCCATCATGGAAAGGCCGATGGCGGGGCTTTTGGTTGCCATAGAGGCGGCCAGCATTGGACCCATCTGGACGATGCCCTGCGTGATGTCATAGGCATATCGCTTGAGGCTGTTCGGATCGACGTTCGGCGCATTGTTGGCCAGTTCCGTCGAGGCGTCGCCATAGATGCGCGCGCCCAGATCATCAAGACCCCCCGGCGCTGCAACACGCTCCTGATGGACCGCCTGCTCTTTTTGAAATTCAGGCCAGTTTTCTGCACCGGGGACCGGCGCAGCCAGCGGCATTTCACCGATGCCACGCAACAAGCCGCCGACGCTCTGCTGGATCATGTCGGGCGCGTTCTGGACGACCTTGGCGCCGAGCGTCATCCAGCTATCGTGTTTTGGAGTTTCTGCGCTCGCCTCTGCTGTCGGTGTGCCGATCTCACGCAGGCGTGAGGCACCGGCGGGAAGCGAGATCGCGGGTGCGGGCTGCGGCGCAAGATCAACCGTCTGGGGTGCTGGTTGCACATTTTCCCCTTCGGTCTTCAGCACCGCCCCCTGAGGCAAGCGAATGGTCGGGGCTTCTTCGGGCGCACGCTTCAGTGTCGCACCGGCAGGCAGCATCACATTCATTGTGCGGGCGTTCCGTCCTGATAGGTCCACGTCTGGCCGTCATTGGAGAAGATTGCGCGGCCGTCCGGCATGGTGGCTTCATAGCCTACTGTCGGCGCGGCGGGCTGGGGCATCGGTGAAGGCGCTGGCTGGGGCTGGGGAGCCGCGCCCGCTGGACCCATGCCCTTGAGTTGCTGATAGATTTCCTGCGTTCTGGCCTGCTTGTCTTCAGCCGAAGCGCCAAACGCACCCTGAAACTCACGCGCCATGATGCCGGACGCCATGTTATAAACTTCGGCATCGCTCTGTTGCTTGGTTCCTGACGCATAAGCGAGCGCGCCCTGCTCATCGCCCGGATGCGTCTCAAGCCACGCCTGACGACGGTATTGGAACACGCCGCCACCGCTCCGGCCCGACGACGCGTCAGCCTCCGGCGCGTTCGGCACCTGATAGGGATACACGGGGTTCTGCGCATTGCCGCTCCCCACCGTCGCGTCAGTCAGCCCCCTCATGGCTTCCTTGAGATATTCCTGTTGCTTCTGGGGGTTCTGGGGGTAGCGCGTCTGTGCTTCTTGCGCCAAGGCCGTGACCTGTGCGCGAAACTGTGCGTTCGTCAGAATTTCATCGGGGATGGTCTCGCCATACTGCTGGGCGACATATTTTGCCCCTTCGAGATCGCCCGCATTAGCAAGAGCAAGCGACTGGTGAAAGCCCGCAACCTTCTGGGCGACATTGCTGTAATTTGCACTTGATACCTGTGTACGCAGGAGGTTCGTGCGCAACGGCGCTTCCACGCGCTGCTGGTCCAGTCCGAGTTGCGCCGACTGAGTGGCAAGCGGAGCCTGTGCGGCACGCTCGCGCTGCTGCGTTATCTGATAGGGCGCGGTTTCCTGTGCGACCCTTGCGTTCGCCGTTGCCGTATCGGCCCCCGCCGTGATCGAGCGCAGTTTGCTCGGCATCGCCAGACGAGCCTCGGTGTTCTGAAGATGCTGGCTTTCCAGCGAAGCGTCGGCCTGTGCGGTCTGCTGCGCGAGTTTCTGGCCGTGCTGGTACGCCTCAATCGAGGGATTGCTTCTGATGAAATCTACCATGATTAGGCCCTGTCGAAATTGGAGGTGTCGATGTTTGACGTGCTCGCCTTGGGAGTGTCGTTGTAGCGAGACTTCCGCTCGGTATTGACGATTGAGGCAATGTCGCCAATCGTCTGGCCCGTCACCTGCGCGTTCGCCACACCGGCCTGTGCCTGCGCCTCGCCTGCGCTCTTGACTGCCCCGCCGGTATTGGCCCCTTGGTTGCCGTAGGCCTGACCGACCTGCTGACCAAGACCGGCCTGCTGGACCGCCACGTTGTTTGCCGCCGAGGTCGCCCCCTGCGCCATGCTGGATGCCGCAGCGTCACGACGGGCGCGGTTCTGGTCAAGGAATTGCGAAACCGTATCGCCCTCGACCTTGCGCAAGATGGACGCGGCAGTCCGGCCCGAACCGGCAAAGCCTGATCGCTGGATATAGCCGGGCGCAAGACGGCGCTGCTCATCAAGCTGGCGCTGCTGTGCTTCTGTCAGGCCTTCCGTCTGGCCGACGATCTGACGCAGATAGGTCGTGCCCGGCGCGGCATCGGTCCGGATACCGTTGAGCGTTTCTTGAGCCTGCGCATTCCCTTCCCGAATGGCGGCGATCTGTTTGTCGATCCCCTCATTGGCAAGGCGGGCGGACTCGATTGACGCGGCGGCAGACTTATCCGCCGCATCGCTGTTGGCCTTGTTGGTCATTGCGCCACCGACAAGGGCGGCTCCTGCTGCTATGGCTGCACCCCAGGGTATGATGGGCTACCTTTCTAGTCCTTCGGACCATATCTAGAGATGAGCGGAAACGTGCGCCCAGCGTTTGGCGCGGAGTGCGCGCGAGACATTTGATTGATGCACAGAGAATTTTTTGGCGAGGGCTGCTTGTGTCGCGCGTCCGGCGAAGAACTCCCGCCTCATTTCCGCAACCTTCCAAACTGTCAGCTTCTTGCCCGACCGATCCTTGAGGCACTTGTCCAAGATGTTGTCCTGATTTGTGCCGAGAAAGAGATGGGAGGGCTTGATGCAGAGGCGATTGTCGCAAGTGTGAAGCACATGCGCGCCATCAGGAATCGGCCCAATAAAAAGCTCATAAGCAGCGCGGTGTGCCTTTTCCATGCGCTGACGAAATCTGATGCCGCCATAACCCTTAGCGGCACGACCACCGGTCCAAACCCGACAACCATCAAGAGCATCGACCGAGTTTCGGATAAGGGTTGCGGCCACATCGGCATCGGTATGTTTCTTCATTCGCCGCTCACGAATTGATGTTCAGCCACGATCTCGACCTCACGCCCGCGTGAGATATTGTGGATGCAGAAAATGGTGGTGTTGTCTTCCAGCGAGACGAAGGCGTGCTTGATGCCCGCGCCGATGAAGATGCCTTCCGGCGCATGGGCCTCGCGTTCAAACACACCGTCCTTGAAAATCTGCACTGACCCGTTGGTCAGAAGGCTTGTGTGATCGTAGCGGTGGCTGTGTTGCGGCACCGCCGTTCCGCTCTTGGGGATAATCATCTGCTTGATGAACACATTGTCGGCTGTGTAAATCTCGACGCCGTGCGGTTGCTCGATGCCGCTCAGGCAGTTCGCGCAATCCGTTCCGCTGCATCCCGTCATGGGGCTTCCTTCTTCACGCAGACAATCATTGAAATTCGTTCTTCGGCGCTGTCATTCAGCACCCAATGCGGCACATCATTCCGGAATTGCCACACGTCGCCGTCGCTCGCCTTGATGTCTCCATCAGGGAACCCGAAGACCGCACCGGCGCGGACCTTCACCGCTACATAGAATTTGACGTGCGCCGCAGCGTGCCAGCCCGCATCGACGTGGGGCGCGATGACACAACCTGCCGGAAGGCGCGTCAGCAGCACGCCTCCAAGCCGCTCGTCCCCACCGGCCAGCAGACGGGCAATCGGCATGGCCTCGGAGAGAAATTCAGACGGGGGGAGCCAGACGCTTTCGTGCTCGTCACAGAAGGCCCGCATATCGGCCCCGTGCTGATCCCGATAGGCGTCAAGATCACGGTATCGGACCCAGATGTCCGTCGATTGCGCGTGTGGTGATCCGACACCAAGCCGCGCCGTCTGTTGGCCCCAGAGTTCCGGATAGGCTTCGATTTGGGCCAGCAACGGAGCCACATCGACCCCCTGCCGGACCAATTGGAAATTCAACCGATCTGACCCAAACGCGAGGCTGGCATCTGGCCGCTGTTCTGTGTCGGCATCGGCGGCGCGTTCTGTGTCGGGACGCCGCCCCCCATCTGGTCGTCCTTGGTGATCTGGTCGATCACGAAGTCGATTTCAGGCAAGAGGCGCTTCAGCACCGCGGCGGCCTGATCGGGAATGCGGTCCAGCGCCGCAAGGTCTTCAGGCCCGAGACTACCGATACGGTCGAACAAGATGGACTGGATCGGACTGTTGGGATCAATCCGGCCCTGATGTTCGGCGGGTATCTGCGAACCGAAGCTCTGGGGCGCTGGCGCGGGACCGGCGGGGGGGAATTGTCCGTTCAATGTTCTCTCCTTCAGATCAACATGCCGGTCGGAACATCCTGACCGGCGATGACGTAATTGCCCGCGAGCGACGAGGCCGTGAAGCCAAGCCGCTCGACATAGATGCGTTGCAGGGTCGGGTGATCGGTCATGGACCAGATGAAGCCACCTTGGCCCACATGGTCGCGCGCAAGGCTGATGGCCCCACCGATGGCGGTCTCAATGGCCGCCAGACGGGAGCGCGCCTTCACCTCTGGACAGGCCACGGTAAAGGCCACCCATGCCACTCTGGACCCAGTGCGGTAGCAGAACGACATCGCCGCAGGCTTGCCGTCCACAAGAGCCACACACCCATCAGGCGAGAAGCAATCGACCGGCATAGGCTCGACACCGACCGCGCGCCACCATGAGGCCATGAGGTCATAGTCTGCCTCACGGACCCATGGGCGGGCCGAGACGCTATGCTGCGACATTTTCGGACAGACGAAGGCTGCGCTCCATCCCCGCGAGCCAGCGGCAGCGATCTGTGTCAGCGTTCATCTCTTCAATCCGCTGCGCGTCATTGATGTGGTAGGCGTTGTCGATTTCAGCAAAATCGGCTGCGATGTGTGTTTTCAGCACCATGACGTGCGTCATCGTCACAATCGGATAGACCCGCGCGTCACCGACAAACCTCAACTGACCGTGGATGCTGTCTCGCACGCGGATGAATTTGCCATCCTCGAAAACGGCGTGATTACTCTCAACCACTGTCCCGCGATAGTGCCGCAGATCAACGCCGTAAGCCTCGCCCCGACCGAGGACATCGCCGCCCAACATAAGGTCATCGCCAAGTTCGATCTCTTCGACCGCCTTCAGCGTACCGTCTGACATTCTGATAAGCGTACCAGCGACGTAGCAGAAGATCGCACCGACGGGGTTCAGCACCTTAGATATAGTGCTGCCACTTCCACCCGGCGCGATGAATTCGGCAGGATTGAATAGTGCCTTTCCAAGCGTCTCCCCAGCACCGCCCAACATGCCGCTCGGATCACCCAGCATTCCATAGACGGATGGCTTGTCGGATGACTGTCCAATACCCGCAAGTTTGCTGATCGGTTGCACGGGGTCCGGCGTGGATGAAGATGGCGCAGGAGCGCCGACGGTCCCGACAGATGCGCCCTGCTGCGTTCCGGCGTTCAGGTTTCCCGTTACGGCGTCGATTTCTCCGCCGACGAATGAGGGGGTCCGAACCTCGCTGTATCCGCTCGACTGGATGCCATAAGGGTCCGTTTCGTTTTGGCGTGTGGGATCGTCAAGAATTTGAGCCATGCGGCACTCCTATCGGGTTATGAGGTAACTGAATGTGATGCTCGCGCCCGCACCCGGCGGGGCCGCAATCGCAACGGTGAAGCCTTCCGTGGTCTTGGTGATACCGGTAATCCGGTATGCGTCTGCCGCAACCGTGCCGCTCGAACCCGAGACAGACAGTTGAGGAAAATAATTTGTGTCCGGCTGTTTTGTGGTGAACGTCACGTTCTGGCCGGTCTCGCTTTCCGAAATCGTGAAACTGCCCGGCACTATCGGAAACCGCGCCGGTTGAGCACTCGACAGAAGAAAAATGCCGCTCTCGGCCAGCGCGTTGTAGGTGGCCCACGTCCAGTCCAGCAGCGACTTAAGGTCGGCTTGTTGGTTTCCCGTCAGGCGCGGCGGCGGCGGGAGGGCCGCACCTTTATTCGGATCGGTTGCCATTTGTTATTGGCCCAGCGGGTCGGTTTGAATTTCCGCCCCCACGAGATCAATCGCGCAATCGTCAGAGCTCGAAATCTCCCATTGGAACGAATAGCCGCCACCGAAGGGACCGAATTCAATAAACGGTACGCGATCACCAGCAAGCCCGAGGCTGCGCCTGATCCACGGACCGAAGGGCTTTCCATTGACCGAGACGCGCACGCCTATGGTCGGCGCCGTGGTGTTGCTGCCAAGGCCGCGCTTCAGCCGGAGCCGAAAGTTTTTCACCAATCCCTGATTGCCTGCCGTCACGTAAGAGGTTCTAACGAGCCAGCGTTGCGTCGCCCCGTTGTGCTGATAGGACTGGTCGGTGAGTTCGTAAATCTTGCCCTCGCCGCCGACGAACAGGCGGCCCCAAAGGGTCCAGTGTGACCAGCCGGGCCAGCGTATCGGCCTGCCGTTTGTGTCATCCCAACCGTAGAGGGTTGACCACTTCTTCTGCCTGTAGTCGAGGACGAGCGTCACGCCCTTGGTGCCGTATGCGTTGGTGGCATTCGGCATCTGCAACAGGATGAATTTCTGGCCGACGACATTCATGGGCCGGTCGGGATAGCCGCCGATCCACGCCTCGTCCCAATTATCAATCTTCTCCAGCAACTTGCCGATGGCGAGCGAGGACGAGACCGATGTTTGGCCGGTGAAGCGCACCATTTCCAGAAGATTGTTGATCGTCCAGACGGCATTGTCGGCAAAGATGATCCCGTAGGGCAGTATTGCCCCGTCACCCACCGACCAGCGGCGATAGAACGGCACGTCACCGTTCGGCAGGGACTCGAATTGCTCCATCGAGTTCGCGCCGCCGAGCATGATTTCACGGAACGGCGTGATAATCATATTCGTGATGTTGTCTGGATTGCCGTTGGCTGCGAACGTGTCGAGAGGATCCCATTCGTCCGGCGTGTTGACGCCAGAGTGAAAGAACCGACCGGAGTTGATCTCGACAGCAAGCGTATAGCCGTCAATCCACGCCACATGCGTTGAAAGCGGGGCCGCGCTGCTCAGGAGTTCGCTCTTGGATTTGCGCAGGCGAACGATCTGCGCGCCAGCGGCCATCAACAGTTCCGTGTCGGTCTTGGCAAAGATCACCCGACGGCCACCCGAGATCGGCACACCCGTCATGTCCTCGACAGCACCGGAGCGGTCAATGCGGAAGATACGGCCGTTCTTAGTTGCGGCGATCAGATCATTGTTCAGGTCGTTCAGATAGACCCGCGCCGACCCGCCCAGATCGGCAAAGAGTTTCAGCCCGGGGAAGCGCGTCTGGCCGCCCATCTCGTTGACGAAGCCATTTTCAATCGCGGTCTGGAAGCCAATGACAGCTTCCTCGTCCAGATTGCGAAACAGCCCTTGGTCAAGCCGAAGGGGCCTCCACTGTTCACTCATCAGCTCGACACCACTTCAACGTCAACAGTCCATTCGATGGTCTGGTTTGATGCGCCCGTAACCCTGAGTTCGATTTCAGGGCCGTTTGCGACAAAGGCCGCCCCACCCCATGTCGGCGTCACGACACCGTTCACGACCGCCGCGCCGACAATTGATCCCGTGAGGGCTTCGTTATCGACAAACACGCCTGAGGCATCCGTGAGCGTAAGCGTGCCGGTCGTGCCACCGTCTGCGTCTGACAGGACCGTGCCAGTCGCGCCCGAGGTGCCGCCTGTGACGATTTCACCGACGGCGAAGTTGCCCGTCTGGCCGTCATACGCAAGCGTGCCATTCCGCGTCGGACCGCTGAGAATTTTGTTCGTGCCCTTCAGAACGGCGTTGGAGAGTGTCTGCGTTCCGTTTGCCAGCGCAGCACCGCCCGCCCCGTCCGCAAGGGCTTCGTTATCGACAAAGGTTCCCGTCACGTCCTGAAGGGTGAGCGTGCCTGCCGTGCCACCGTCCGCGTCTGCGATGATGCGACCGGTCGCCCCGCTGGTCGCGCCCGTCACGATGTTGCCAAGCGTGAAATTGCCCGTCTGCGTATCGTACTGAAGGGCCGCACCTGGGCGATAGGCCGCGATGGTGATGTGATAGAAGCCGAGGCCTGTGCCGTTGCGCTGGCGACCGATGACCTTCGCTTCGAGTTTGACGGCCTGACCTGCGGCAAGAGCAATGCCCCATGCCTTCGTCGCGGCATTGCCCGTCGTCAGTCCGGACGATGCGCCGTGTTCCGTTGTCTTGCGGCGCGTCCATGCTGTCGAGACACCAGCCAGCGTCACGGCGGTTTCGCGGCAATCCTCGACCAAGATGTTGTGCGTCGGCGTCGTCAGGGTGACGTCCACACCGCTGATCTCCGTGCGGCGGAAGGCTGTGTTTTCGAGCGCCCCCGTGAGGTTGATGTCGCCGCCCTCAATCACGCTATCGGCCACCAGCAGGTCAATGACGTGAACGGCGGGCGAGACGGTCTCGTTGTCCGTGACATCGAAGTCGATGGTGTTGTCCAGCCAATGGCAGCCGAGGAAACGCGGCGCATGAGCACCGATAATCTTGACCGCCGTGCCGGTATTGGTGTCGAAGAAGATGCCCGACAGGCAGATGTTCGAGCAGGCACGATCAATATAGCGCAGGTCAACACCGGCCACGCTGCACAGCGCCACCGCGCCGCCGCGCCAGTCGATGAACTCCAGCAGCGAACCGGTCGAGCCGTTGCCCGCGTCCACATCACCGTGCAGCTTTGCGCCCGTCCGGCAGTCGGACACATAGAGTTGGTCCCAATGATGCTGCGCGCCGCCCTTGAGATAGATGCCGGTATCGAACCGCTTGATCTCGCAATCATCAAAATAGATGTTGTCAATCGCAACAGCATTGATCCCGACGGAGTTTGTCACCTGTGAGAACCCGTCAATGGTGAGACGGCTCAGACCGGCGCGCGCACCGCTGAGGCTGATGACCGCGCTTGCCGTGAGGGACTGAAGCGTTGTCGCAACCTGTCCACGACCGCGCAGCACAACACCTTGGGGCAGGCTCAGGGTCGTGAAGGAATAGTTTCCTTCCGGTATCTCGACAAAGCCGCCGCCCGCCGCGCCCACAACACCAATGGCCGAAACCAATGTGGCGTTATTTGTCGCCGCGCTGGCCCCGAGCGCGCCCACTTCTTTGAACTCGCCGTAGTCGCGCACATCAACGGTCCGGACCAGACGATCAGCAAGGCTTGTGAAGACCTCGCCGCCCGATACTTTGACCAAGGCCTCGGAGGCATCCTGTCCGACAAGCGTGTCGATGGGCGGGCGGATAATGCCCGTGCCGTCAACAGAATTGATCTCAAGCTGGTACGGCACACCGATATAGACCGGCTGCGCAAACTTGCCGTAGGAGACGCCCTGTAGGGTCTTTTCCAACAGGGTTTGCGGATTGGCGACCGGCACGGTCAATTCTTCGTCGGAATAGACAGACGCAAGATTTGACGAGTCTGCTTGAAGAACGCGAACGGTTGCCTGACCGTAGCCGGGCCGCCACGTATCGAAGTCAGCAATGCGGATCACAGACATTTTCTATTCTCGTCGTTGCAAGAGGATCAGAAGTTTTCTTCCCAGCCGAGGCAGTAAACCGCGCTCGCCGTTCCGCTACCCACGACCTGAATTGTCGTCGCTTCCAGAACAAGCCCACCGAAAGCCATCGCGCCGTTGACGACACCCGCCATGATCGGCGGCGGGTTTGAAGACTGGTAGCCGCCATAGCTTGCATTGGGCGCTGCGTATGTGTACTGCGAGGTCCCACTACCAAGATTGCCGTTGCCGATTATGACAATCTTGGATGCCGTAAGCGGCACAAACGCAGACGCGCCCGAATTAGCCGCAACGGTCTTCTCAGCCCATGTGGGAGCGGTCGCGCTATAGGTTCCTTGCGCACCGGATGCGATGGTCAGTGGTTGCGCATATTGCACGCTGCGACCGGATTGGCGTGTGCCGCGCAATGTGGCCGCGCCCTGCTTTGTTACGACAGTGCCAATATGAGCCTTCATCGTGTAGTCGGTCGGCAGCAATGGTGACGTCTCAGAGAGCGAGGCCACGACGTTTTGAGTGCTGTCTTCCTTCGCAATGGCCCAGATGAAATACATCTTGCCCGCAGCAATCGTGCCCGTGTCGAGGCCGCCAGCGCCCGTAGTGCCAAGGTTCATCGTGACGTTGAGGTTGGACAGACGCATGGCCCGACCGTTTGCGTCCTCAACCGTCACCTGATCGGCCGTCACGACGGGAGCTGTGGTTCCGTCCGGCGCGATGATCTTGAGTTTTTTAACCCCGCCTTGAATTGCTGTTTTATTACGCACCAATTCGAGAACGAAATACACGCCGCCAGAGCTGTAGATCGCGCAGGACTCGCCCGGCTGCAATGTGATGGTCGGGGAGTTGGACCCGTTCGGATGATAGAAAGCCGGGCCGCTCGCCACCGCGAGGATCAGCGGTTTGGTGGAGGCAAACTGGTTCACGAATTTGACGGTGTATCCAGACCCTGCTGTCGCCGCATCAAGGCACGTCGCAGTTGCCGTGGCCGAGGTGATGAAGAAATAGAACAGTTTATTCCGGTCGGTGGCGGCAAGAGAATAATCAGCGGTCTTCTGAGACGGCACAGTTCGTGAGGTGAGGTTGAGTGACGCATCGAAGGTAATGTCAGCGCCGAGGGCTTTGGAGGCCGCCGCGCCAAGCGTCAGCCACGAGGTAGCATAATCGGTGCCGGACGCCTTTTGCAAAACCTGTCCGGTCGCGCCGCCAGTCGGAACACCATTGCCCGCCGCACCGGCCGGACCGGAAATCGAAATCTCCCAATCGGTCTTCGTGCCCGAGCCGCCAATAAGCGTCACGCCCACCGTTAGGGTTTCACCCACATAGGACGTGACCTTGCCGATCATGAAGTTGGCCGCGTCGGCTCGATCTACGATGACGAGCGTCTGGCCGAAGCCGAATTGGCGATTGGCCTGCGTCGCAAAGACCTTGCTGCCTATGCCAATAGAATTGCTCGTTGCCGACGTCGCAACAGCGGCCACGGCATAGAGTTGGAATTGAAGGCTCCCATCTGCCACGTCCTCGGCCAGTGTCGCGCCGGACGTGTAATCCATGGTGGCGACGTAGAGGTCGCGCGAGACCGGATCCTCGATGATGTCGGTCGAATAATAAACCGTGCCGGTCGTCCAGCCACCGCGCCATGTCCCGCGCACGCCGATGGCACCAGTGACATGCGTACCTACGGTCGCGCCGATCACCTCCGCAATGACAGGCGTTTCGATATAGACCGGATAGGCAAACTTGCCCTCACTATCGAGCGTCTGAGGATTTGCCGCGGTGATCGAACCCGTCGGACCGGCATAGACTGTTGCCAGCACGCCGGAAGAAAGACCATCGTCGCCCACCAGAAACAATGATACGGACGCGCCAACGTACATCGGATTTGCAAGGCTGAAATCCGGTATCGAAATGCGAAAAGTCATTACGCTCCCCAGGCTTCCGTGATGGGCGGTGTGGATTGGTGCTCGCGGTTTTCGTAGGCCAGAAGCGCACGCTTGGCGTCTTCAGCACTGGCCTTGAGCTTGGAGATGCGGCTGTCTGGCAGGGTGTAGACGGGGCCGGAACCGATGTCGTGGCTGAGTTGCCAGATGACCCACCGCTGCCATGCTTGGCGGATTTCCGTGACGGTCTCGTTGTTCGGCTGATTGCCCGTCACACCCGAGGGCGAGACGTCGGGTGCGAATGTCTGGATCACCAATTTCAACGTCCAGACCGTCGTGTCGTCTGCTCTCGGAACAGGGAAAATTCTCATCGTCGGATCGGCAAGTCGATCAATGTAGATATGACAAGGCTGGCCGGTTTCATCGACCTTCGACACATCTTCAAACTTGTGCCGCGTCACGATTTCGAGATCGCTACGGTTCCCGTCCGCGTCTTCAAGCCACGCCTCGATGGGGAACTGCATTCCGTTGTCGGGGTATTCAGCGCCCAGCGTTTCCTTGAGCGCGTAATTCTGCGTGCCGTTGACGATCTGAATGCTGATCGTGTCCGGCACCTGCCAGAACAGCCTCCCGCTACCGGAGAATTCAGCCAGCACAAGGTCGAGCCAGAACATGGTCTCGCGCAACTGCTCGCTGTCGGCGGCGCTCTGCGTCACCGGAAAAGCACCGATGACGCGAAGCGCACGCTCGCAGAGTTCCTTGGCAGAGAGGATACGTGACATGCGTTAGACCGTTTCCATCTCGTCCAGATCGGGTTCCGGCACGAAGCTGTCCGGATCGGTGTCGGACTGCACATTGGCGAGGCGACGGACCTTGGCTTCTTCTTCGATGAATTTGGCGATCTTGTCTTTGCCGAGACTGCGTTTGATCCTCTCGCCACCAGGCAGAAGCGCGGCACGGACCAGCAGGGCTTCGAGAGTGAGTTCGTCATAGCGCGCAACTGTCTCGTCGTCGGCCAAACGGAATCGCTGACCGGCCTGCAATTCTTCCGGCTGGGTTGGTGTGCGCAGAAACGGCTTGGGTTCGCCCTTCTCGTCGGTCGCAATGAATTCCTTGATGTGCAGGAATTTCATCGCAATGGCGAACGGTAGTTCGACCGGTGTGTTGTGCTCAAACGCAAACGCCTTGTTGCGGCCCTCTACCATCAGCTCATGCACGCGCTTTTCGCCCGGCAGGACTGTGGTATCGACCACATGGATCATCTGTTCTTCCAGAGCTTCGCTCATGGCTCTCTCCTTTGCGGGGGGATTGAATGTGGACGGGTAGGTGCGAAAAGTCGGACCCCACTGTGGCGGACAGTGAGGCCCGACCCCCCGCAAGCTGAGGGCCGTTAGGCCGCCAGCAAGTACGGCTGGATGATGAAGCCCTCGGCTGTGTCGGTCGAACCTGACAGCGTATAGGTGAGGACTTTACCGGCCTGAGAGATGTCGATTTCAGGCGCTTTGTCGCCAGCGTTGGCACTGTCCTGCACGTAGAACTTTGCGCCCATCGTGACGCCGGAGTTCAGCAGGGTTGCTTTTGCCAGACCGGCGGTCGTCAGAGCCACACCGTCGATGAAGGCATCAGCATCGCCCGAAGCAGACGAGAGTGTGCCGAAGTCGATTGTCATGCCGCTATCGAGCGTCGAGACAAAGACGAGCGGCGTCGGCAGCAACGCGGCCGCCGCGGGGATTGAGAACCCCGTGTTGGTTTCCGCCGCCGCAGTTGTGTCGTTGATCGAGAACGGGATCACGAAACACTGGTTGCGATCACCCGTGTTGATGGCGATTTCGTTCGGACCCGAAGCAGGCACGCCCGCGCGGGTGAAGAACTGACCGCCCGGCGCCATGCCGTAGAGATCGACAGTGGCGACCGTATCGGCAACGAAGAAGCTGATGCCGCCGCGTGTCGGTGTGACCGGATTGGCGAGAGCCGCACCGTTTTTGTCGTAAAGCGTGGCTTTCTGAGCATCACCGGCAGCAGCGACATAGACCTTGCCGCCCGCCGTGATGATTGCCTCGCCCGTCTGCGCATCCTTCAATTGAATGCGAAATTCCTTCATGCCCATGATTGAGCACTCCTTTCAGGAAAATGTTGGGAGGTGGGGACGGACACCATGCCCGTCCCCTTTGGCCTTAGGCAGCGGCTGCGGTCTTGACCGCAATGGTGCCGAAGTCTTCGCGCGCATTCGCATCGTAGATCGAGTTGAACTGCGGCTTGAGCATCCCGATCTTGCGACCCACGCCGATACCGGGGCGGTTGTCGTAGTCGGTCTTGTCGCTTTCCTTCCAGAACATATTGCCCAGAAGCGCGATGCCGCCCGCCTGTGCGCCGAGCATCATCGCCTGTGCACCGTCGGTAGTCGTGCCGACGCCCCACTTGGTGGCCGTGCCAGAGGTGTTGAACACCTTGTTGTGGCTGTAGATCACCACACCATCGACCGTCACGAGCGCGCCCTTGAACAAGGGGTTGTCGCCACCGGCCTTTTCCGCCGACCGGACGATTGTCTGGTAGGTCGGATCAAGCACGAGATCGCGGCGCTGGCGGGGATGAACGACCATGCAATGGTAGTCACGGCCACCGGACCGGATCGGACGCAGGCGCTTTTCTTCCGCGAGCGTTTTGGAGCGCACAACGGTTGACCAGCTCATTTTATCCGCACTGGTGATCGAACCTTCCGAGTTCGCGCTGCCAGCATAGACAATGCGGCCCGCAGAAGGAGCTGCCACGTCAGCAGCAAAGCGGAGCGAAGGAAGCTGCGAGCCTGTGCGGGTTGCACCATTGGTACGCAGCGTATAGGCGCGACCGGAAAGCGTGAGGAACATCAGTTCATCGAGCTTGTCCGAGAGCCAGAAGGCCAGCTTCTCTTTGCCTGTGGAACGAAAGCGGATGACGGTCGCCTGCTCGGCCATCGCACCCTTGGACTTCACGCCATGACGCAATTGGTCGATGCGGATAACCTGCGCATCGTTAATCATCGCCTCTTCGTTGCCGTCCAGTTCGTTGTCACCGACAACGCCGTCGCCCTGAAGATCCTGCACAAGCTGCATGACGCATTCGAGGCCACGTTCGGTTTCGGTGAGCGACGTGACGCGCTGGATCACGCTGTTCATGTCGCGTTCGCTTGTGCCGATGAAGCCGTTCGAGAAAAAGAACGACTTGTCACGACCGGCCTGCCACGTTTCGGCAGCCCATACACGCTTCTGTGCCACTGTCAGGGCACCAAAGTCAGTTTGCATCTCTGTCCTCCTAAGGGACTAAGTGATGCCGAGGAGTTTGTTGCGAACGCCGACCGGCAATTTGCCGATGTCTTCGTCCGACATATTTTCGAGTTGAGCGTCTGACACTTCGCCGGACGGCGCGCCTGGTGTTCCCGTCATCGCCGTGATGTCGGGCGGGAGCGTCGCCTGAAGGTTGAGCTTGCTTGCGCGAGCCTGTGCTTCGGGGCTGAGTGCCGGTGGGGTCTGGACTGGTGGCGTCTGAGGCTGGCCCGTCACTTCAGCAAGTGTCTTACCCGTCATGGCGGGGCCAAATTGATCGGAGAGTTCCGCTACCCGCTTGCGCATTTCATAAATCTGAATTTCGCCAACCGGCACACCCGACTGCCCCAATTTCCCCTGTGCGATCAGATCGGCGGCCGCACGGGATTTCAGGAATTCAAAGTCGGCGTCATTGTCGATCAGGCTCACATAGGGGTGAGCCGTTTCGAGTCTGGCTGTGTGGTCAGAAAGCGTCAGACTTTCGCCTGCGGGTGTTGGCGCCGGTGCAGGAGGCTGTGCGGCTGGCCTGAGACGTTCGAGCATCGCGGCCTCACGGACCGTCGTCTCTTTGTCTTCAAGCGCAAGGCGCTGTGCGTCCCATTCCGATGCCGTCAGTTCGCCATCGTCAAATTTCTTTGCGAGGGCGGACCGCTCGGTGCGGATTGCAGCGATTTTCTGCTCCGGTGTTTCAACGACCGGCGGCGGCTGTTGGGCCACTGTCGGCTGTGCTTGCGAACGAGCCTCTGCCTGACCGCGCCAATAGGCGGCCTGACGTTCGGCTTCATTTTTCGCGTTGTTCACATCATCGAAACGGGCCTTGGGGATCATGTCGGCAGGCTTTGCCTCCACGACCGGCTTGGCCGTTGGGTCCACACTGGCAGGCGGTGTTGTGCCTTCCGGTTTGATCTCGGTCTTCAGTTCGCCCTTGGCTGCATCTTCCTCGGCTTTAAGAGCAGCGGTTGCTTCCTGAAGTTCGATCTCGTCGGGACTTAACTCGACCACGGGAGGCGTGGCGGGCGGTGTCTCGACCGGTTCAGTGGGTTGCAGATTCTCAGTCGTCATTGTCCTGATCTCCTATCGCGTGATCTGTGCGGAAGCGCCCGTGCGGCGGCGGCCCGTTCCGTGATGCGCTCACGGGGGCGGAAACGCTTGGATGACCGCCAAGCGAGCGGGTCCGGCGCGGGCATGAACCGCGTCAGACATAAAGGCTTTGTTATGCGGGGTCGGCTTAGTGCAGGACGCTGGAAAGCTGTCCCTGTGCGGCTTTGATCGTCTGGCTTTCGCTCGGATCAACGGCCTCACGAATAATCATGTGCCACGTCTGCCATGCCTGTTCGGCGTGGTTGCCCCATGTTTCGAGGCCAGCCAGCAGCACGTCGGCAAAGTCGAACATATCGCCCTCGCCTTCCACCCAATCGTTGGTGAATTGAATGTCGCCGTCTCGGTCCATCCACATGATTGCAAAGCGCGCATATGAGGTCTGGTTCGAGATCGCAAGTTCGAGCGGCTTGGGGTTGGTGAAGACCATCACCCAAGCCCCGTCGTGGTGCAGTTCCTTGTTGAGCAGTTTCAGCACGTCTTGGCCGAAAACCATCTGCTCGGGCGAAGGGTGTGGCCCCATGCCGTGGGTCAGGAACGCGCCGTCACCGCGATGGATCAGGCCGAAGTACCGGCCATCACCATCCTCGAATGACGCCTCAGCCTCAAAGCGCCGCAACAGCGCCGCCGTGATGAGGTGCTTTTCTTCGACCTTGTGCATTACTGGACGATGCTGCCTGTGTGGGGCTCGCCCGCCACAATGTCGGACTGGCCGTCAATGGGGTCGAGTTCCGGCTCGGCGGCCGGCGTGTGACTGACGATCTGCACGCCATCGACAGAACCAAGTGCGCCGCTTACGAGAGGCGCTGACCCATCGACAATATCTTCGAGACCGTCTGTGCTCATCAGAGCATCGGCCACAACCGTCGGCTCGTTTTCAGGGGGGATTACCATGACTTCGCTGTCTTCCGTCACCGGCGTTTCATCACGCGGTGCGTGATCGAGAGACGGGAGGGCGTCGAGAGGTACAGCAAGATCGGCAAGAGCAGTCAGCGTTGCAATCTTTGCTTCAAGGTCTGCGACTTCATTTTTGAGAGCTTTGATTGCAACGTCGCCATTGTTGACCACAAAGGCAACGGTCTGGAATACGGACCAATCTTCCTCGCGCGCGCCGGGGGCAACTTCGTCAAGGAATGTCGAGATGCTGTTAAGTTCGACCTGCTGCTCTGACGCATCAGGGGCAGAGGGGCCGTCTTCGAGCGGTGCGGCGCTCGGCATCGAGTCCGAGAGCGAAAGCTCAACGCCAGATCGGACCCCGATCTTTGCAGACCGACCAGGCTCGATCACATGCACGATCATTGTCGGATGCCCATCTTCCGTCTCGCCGCGTTCAATGGCGATCACAGAGCGTTCCGAGCCTTCCGGCTCACAATTCAGGATTTCAACATTTCTCATAGGCTTCTCTCCTTGCTATGCGCCTGCGGGGGCGGCTGGGGCTGGTCTTGGTTGTGCAATCGGGACGACATTGCCGCCCTCGACCGCTCCTTGGGGTGCGCCGGTCGGACCCATCGGGCCAACGGGCGGTAATCCGTCGATGTTGATGCCCTGCATCTGGAGCATCTGCTGGATACGGGAAACCCACTCTTCCTTGTGAGGAAGCGACGAGGCTTCGATGATGAGGTCGGACAGCATCGGCAACATCCCGCCAAGCGCCGGACCCATCTTCTCCAGAAGCGTGAGCATTTCTTCAAACTGCGCCGAGGCGAAGGAGGCAGACAGCGGCGTCTCGTCCACCGTGGCCGTGTACTTGCCGACCGTGATGTCGTTGATGATCTGGGCCGCGCCGCTATTGGGGTCGATCTCGCGCTGGTTGAGCGCGATCTGGGCCAGCTTGCCCTTCTCACCGATCACACGGTAGATGCGGGGCTCGCTGTAGTGCTGCTGGAAGATTTCGAGGTGTTTCGTGCCAAGGAGTTTCTTCGAGCGCGAGAAGTTGTCCATATAGACTTGGACGCCGATCACGGCCTGACGCTGGCGGGCCTCAAGGGCGCGACCGCTCTGCACCGTGTCCATCTGACCAAGGGCGGCTTCGTTGATGCCCGAGATGCGGCGAATGTCTTCATCTGCTGAGTGCTCAAGGCGCTCCTGCCCGACCGGCGGGTTGGCGGGCTGAACCTGCTTGGGTTCGTGTTCGCCTTTCCACTCAAGGTTAAATCCAGGCGATGCACCAAACCGCTTGAGGTTCTGCTTCTGCTCAGGTGTCAGACTATCCTGATGATAGGACCAGCCGCCGTTCGCGGTCTTTGATGTGGTCTCGACACGGGCCGAGACGCGCTTGTTCTTCTCGCGCTGCGGATCAATCAGATCCTCGACCGCGCCGCGCGTCACGCCACGGCGAAAATACGGGAAGTATCCGGTCTGCGTGTAGGTGTCATAAATCGAAGGCGCGTCGAACAGCGTCACGTCTCCGCATGTCGTCGTCCAGTGGACGGTCTTGACCAAGCGGCGCTGCACCACACAAGGGTTGCCCACCAGTTCGGCCTGATAGAGCGCCTTGGCGATCTTCTCTTGTGACCAGTCGTTCGGCAGCGTGGCCTTGTCGCCTGTCTCAAGGTCGATCATCACGTTGCGCTGTTCCGACACATGATGCTGCGTCTCGATCAGCCGGATGGTCTTGCGCGCCGTATCGACAAAATCGCCCATCATTCCGTAGAACGTGTCGAAATATTCGCTGCTGTCTTCGCGCATTCCGAAGTGGCGGATAGGCGTCACTTCGTCGTTGAGCGTGAAGCTGGCAAGCGGGCTTTGCGGCGTCTGGCCCATCGTGTAGGGCCGGATCAGTTCCGCAACCTTCTTGCCGTAGTTGTGTTCGATCTCATCGCATGAGGTGAAGATGCTGGTCTGAATGAACGAGCCCGTGTTGAGGTCGTAGTCGCTCGCGTCAGGATCGGGATAGACCGTGAAGGGGTCAATCGCGCGGCTGACGAGCTCACCCAGATCATTGTCATCAAACGAGAGGCGCGTGTCGTAGAAGCCGCGGCCACCCACGATGCCGTCAAGGAAGACTTCGGCGTCCACGAACGGAAGGCCGCAGGCACCGGCAACCGACTTCTCAAGCTGCGAGAGCATTTCGGCCGTCGTCTCGGCAGACCGCATGTCCTGACCTGGCTGAAACTTGATGTCGGACTTGTTGTTGCGCTGGTAGCCGAGGATGAGGCGGATGATGGGCGCAATGACGTTGAACGTGAGAGCCGGACGCTTCTCCTTCAGCATCTTGGCAAGCGCCTCAGCGGTCCACTGGCGGCCCTCCAGCATATCGACAGCGAGCTTTGCCTGTTCGGCCCATCTGGCTTGTGCGAAGGACGCGCGTTGCCAGCGGTCGGCCATGAGCAGAATGCGTGCAGCATCCTGCGTCGGCAGCTTGTTCTTTGCGACCGGACCGAATTTCATTCAAAAACCTGTGTTGAGAGATCACGCGGTGCGTGATCGGTTCGAGGCGTCGTTTGCTCGCAACGCACTCAGTCCTTCATGTGTTTAGACAGGGCTGTCTCATTCCAACCGCCGAACAACGTCATGCACTCGTATGGAGCGCGCTTCTCTGCGTCGTAGGGCTGGCGTTCAATGTCTGGATTGCTAGGCCACATGCCATTACGGCTTTGCAGGTAGTGTGTGGCCTCGTGGACCAGAGCGGGCTTGTCAGCCATGCGGCTTGTGATGATCTCGTTAGCGATCCACTTATAGAGGCCTTGAGCGCGGTCTGAGTTGGTGATGACCTCGCCTCTGCTATCAGTCTGCTTTCCTGTGTTCGGGATGTAGTCAGACTGAAGATCTGTGTATTTAGGGACGCTCTTGCCATCCCATGGGAGGCCGGAGAGTTGAGAAGCGCATTCTATCGCTGGGAGCAGATCAATGAGCCCAACCATTTCTAAAGCAACGCACTGCTATCCCCCGGCACACCGACAGGCGGCAGGATCGGGAACGCGGGCATGTAGCCTGCGGTAATAACCTTAAGTGAAATCTGGTCAACGGTGCCTATGAAGTCTGTTGTCAGAGACTGCATCGCAAACGTGTTCGGATTCGAGCCGCCATCCGATGTGACCGGAACATACTGCGTAAATATACCAACGCTGCTCACGGGCGCTTGTAGTCCGAACTTTGACGATCCGTAAGCTACCCCGCGAACTGCACCAGCCGTGCGTGTAACTACGCGGTATGAAATTTTGACGATCTGGTCATTGAGGCCCATGGCTGGATATGTCGCAAAGGTCGCAGGCGACGTGGCCGTCAGCACTCCACCACTTTCTGACCATCCCGCAGGCGTTGTCCACGATGCACCTGCTATCTTCTCCGCGCCTTCAATTGCCGCGATCTGGACGAGCTTCGGCGCGCTAATGCAAAGCACCGCATTGACGGCCGCCCCATTATTCAGGCTGTTCACCACGAGGCGCGGGTAGACCGACGTTGCGCTGCCGTAGACTACACCCTTCGCCAATAGCCGCGTCGGCGCGCCAGAAAGGCCGCCCTCTGAACTCTCAGCCACTACGATCGTGGCGCTGTCTCGGATCTGCGCTTTAACGCTCGCAAGGCCGGATGCTGTGCCGCCGGAGAGATAGCTGTCGAAGTCTAGCCCCCATGCCTGCCCCGCAGATGCCGTGGCGTAGGTTGCGCCCTCCATGCGGATGATGAGCGCGTTTGCACCACTCAACGTGCCACTCAGGCCGATAAAGAAACACGGCTTGCCATTTGGCGCGGTGCCTGTGCCGAGAAACGAGGTCGCCACACCGGACATGGCTTGCTCAACGACCATATTCATCGGCAAGGCTCCGCCCGAGCCGATCACGCCAACCGTTCCGCCTTCGCCGCGCGGGTTGCGGATCTTGTTGGTGTACCAATAGCGGCGCTTGGCCAGTATGAGTATCTTGCGACGATCCATCTATCCGCGCCTATCGTCTGAGGTTTTGGGTTTGCAGCCGTATTTCAGCAATCGGACCTGCTCTGCATGGTCAACGATCCACTGACCAGCGCGTTCGTTCATCAGATTTTCCGGCATACGATGCGCAGCGTGCGCTCAGCCGCCTGATTGGTCGGTGAGGCCAATGTGCCCGATCGGACCTTCAGATCGTGGACACCGGCAAAGAGCATGGGTTCGAGTGAGTACCAGCGCGGTGTGGACGACAGGGCGCCGCCGACAGCAACAGTTATTGGTGCTCCGGTATCTTTTTCATGCAGCGGATAGAACGTCTCGCTGCCCGGCCCCTTGGCTTCAAACGTGATGCTCGCACTCGTCCAGTCTCCTGTGACGATGATGCCGACGGGGTGCATACCACCGAGCGCAGCGATGCCGCTCAGTGACGCGCCGCTGGCAATTACCACGTCGATGAAGCTGACTTCCGACGGTACGTCTTGAGGGCGATCTGACATGAAGGTTCTCCGCTTTCAGTTCAACCGTTAAGCCGTGACTTGCTTCCAGTCGGAAGTCGTCAGGCCTGTGGCGAGGTAGAAGTCCTCATTCGTCGTGTCGAAGCACGACTGGCCGATGAAGGCCGGTGTGAGGTTTGAGGCCGGTGTGCCCGCATACGTCACATAGACCAGCAGCTTGGCGACTTCCGCGCCCTTGACATGCCACGCAGAGCCAAAGGCCGCGTCGTATTGTGCTTGTGAAAACATTTCCGTCTGTCCTCTTGGTTGTTACGCGGCTTCCCAGCCGCCGTCAGCGCCCGCCTCAAATTCGAGGTCGAGCATCCATTTCGGTTTTTCTTCCGCCGTCGGTTCGGGCCACATGATCGGCATGTTCTCGTCCAACAGACGCGCGAGGCAGTCCAGACCGTCGTCATGCGTGACCACAGGGAACGAGCTGTATTCCTCATCAACAAAGGTCTTCACCACATCGACGGCGCGGCCCTCATAGTTCGGCCGCACAATGCCGCTCGCCGGTAGAAACATCCGGCCTTGCTCGAACACGGGGACCAGGCGCTTGATCCGGTCCTCTTTCGCCATTGCGCCACCGAGCTTCGTGATCGAGAACCGGTAGTTGCGGTGCCCCATCTCGTATTCCATGTGCTCAATGTCGGCCTGAAGACCATATTCTTCGTAGCCGACGGCGAGCGGGCGATACTGACGGTGCAGATCGAACAGCGCCGCGGCTCTCTCGGTCAGATTGAGCCGGTCGCGGATGGCGTCGACCACGTAGAAGTTCTTGTCACCGCCTGCGCCCACAACCCACATGGTCGTGTAGTCGGAGGTTTTCTTCTTCTTCGAGGCCGGATCAACGATGATGTAGAGGTTGAGCCCGTTGCGGTTTTCGTTGGGCCAGTATTGGAGCCATTCGATCTTGAAGCCCTGCGACTTGTCCGCCGTCGGGTCGAGCAACATCTGGGCGCCGAAGGTGTAGAGCCCTTGTTTGGTGCGCTTGTCGGCCAGTTCTTCCGGTGGAAGCAGGACCGACTTACTGAAATCCTCTGAGCCATCCGACGTGCAGGGATAGACCCGCGTCGGTATCCCTCGATCCATGATGGTCCGGTATGTGTCGAACATCGCGTATCGAGTGCCGACATAGCGTTCCCATCCGCCCGCCGCGCCGAGGTTGGTCGAGAGTTCCCAAGCCTTCGTCGTCTTCAAGATCATGTCAGCCGTGACGCTTTTATCCGTCACCACGTCGTCGTAGAGCCTGATCCAGTAATGCTTTGAGGTCGGCTGACCGTCCACAAGGCCCCACGCCTCGACGGTTTGTTCTTTCGGGTTCGACTTGCGCTTGACTACGATGCCGTCGTCTTCCGACCACTTCGGAGATTGCTTCTGCGGGTCGAGCCAGAGCACGTCAGGGAACAGCGCCTTCAGGGCTTCGTTGTCCCGCATCTCGTTCATAAGCTGGCGCAGGAAGCCTTTGGCAATCGGTCTAGTGTGGCTGAAGATGCCGACCGTTACCTCGCGCCCGCCGTATCGGGCTTCCGGCTCATCACCGTGTGAGGCAAGAATATCCTGAAGTGTCAGGCCAAACGTGATGATGGTCGATTTGTAATGACCGCGGGCCCAGAGATCGAGATAGCCGTTCGGAGCGCGCTCGACTTCTCTGCATCGGGCAAAGAGCCAATCCTTGTCCAGATCCTTTCGCTTGCAGGCCACGACCAGCAGGTAGAACAGATCATTCCGGCAAAGCCAGCGCTTGGCTTCCCAGAGATGCTTGGGGCTCAGGCTCTCGGCCTTCCCCAACCAGTTGCGATAGAACCCGATGGCGGCCTGTCGGTCGCACGGGAGCCTGTTACGCTCCATCGTCCGCCGCATCATTGAAAGCCGCGTCCAGATCGTCCTTCACCTGACGGACAGGGATGGCGCCACCGTTCGGGCCAGAGAGTTCGAGCTTGTCCTTGAAGAGACCGACATGCTTGCCGATCAGCTCAAGGGCGCGGTCCTTGGAATGGGTCTTCACGTCAATACCGTCCCGCGTCACCCGCACGCCCGCGTAAAGCGCGCGCACCTCGGCGGGCAAATTGCGCGTGTCCTTCACAAAGGGCTTGCCGGTGCCTTCCCCAAAACACTCAGGGCAGTCCGGATGAGGATCCTTGCGCTCGTCGTAGCCGATGCCGCCCTGGGGATCGAAGGCCTCAGCCTTGTACCCCTCAAGCCGCTCACGCACCGCTTCGTTTGCTGTGTGCGCGCTCTCGCGCCCTGCCTGCTCGGCCGCCGTGTGCTGGTATTTGTGACCCGCCCCATAGCAGTACCGGCAGGGAACGCGCCGATATTCGACCAGCGCATTGGTGTCAGCCGTGGCGATGCCCCACAGTTCGGCCAGCACTTTGTCCTGTGTAATCCCCGTCCGTTCGGCGCGCGCAGCTAGGGCTTTCTGCACAGCAGCATAGACGTGGGGCTTGGTCTTACTGTCGCTTACCCACTGATACGCCTTGCTTTTCGCCATGCTCTCGCTGTATCCGGCGACGAGAGCGGCACGGCAGGCATCAAGATCAATGGGGTATTCGAGAACGAAGCGCGCTTCCCTGTCATCGAGCTTGCGGGCTTTCTGGGGGGCTTTGGCTGCAGCCTTCTTGGGCGCTGCCTTGCGGGCTTTGGGCTTTGTCTTTGGCTTACGGGCGGTCACTTGTCTGCCTTCTGGTCCAGTTTACTTTCAATGCGCTCAAGTGTTTTACCTGCTGATTTGGTTTGCTCCTCGATCCGAGCCATGCGTTCGGAGAGTTCGAATGTCTTGGGGGCGGCGGCTTCCAGCGAGGCGACACGGGCGTCTAGGTTTGAACCCCACCACGCGAAGGCCATGATCTGCGCTAGAAGCATAGCGATGAGGCTGATCGGCACGCGCTTGTCGAGGTGCCAGCCCTCGCCTATTGGTTGATTTTCTGCCAATCACTCGACTCCGGCAAAGCGTCGGGGCAATCTCGTTAAAGCCATGAGTCCGTTCCTTGCGGGCTTGTGGTCAATCGGTCGGCTGCTGAAACAGCCGGATGGATGGTGCCCCCGACCCGAAAGAGTCGGGGGTGCTCTGTATTAAGCGGCGGCTGTCGGCAGCTCATGAGCGGCCTGCCTCGCAAGGCTGCCTCGGTTGTCGATCTTGTCGATTGTGGCCCCAGCGTCATTCATCACGAATGCGCGGGAAAACCCGCTGTGGTGGATACCGACGTCGTTCTCATTGGGGATCACAACATCGCGTGAGCCGTCGGGAAATCCGACGACGCTATATTCTCTCGCCTCATAGACGCGCGTTGTCATGAGTGGCGTGGTGTCGTTGGGGTATTCAAACTTGATTGTGAACATGGTCTTCGTCCTTCTTCTGCTGCTATGCGCTCATTGACCGGAGCGCGTCGGGTCGTGAAATTCCCAAAAAAGCGGCCCCGCCCGCACTCTTTGCGGCTGGTTATCACGCGGCGCGTGATCTCGCCTCGCACATAGCGGGGCCAAAGTCTGGGAGGAAACGCCCCTCGGGGGCTTCGGATGCGCGAGGCGCAAATAGAAAACGCCCGCGTGGAAAACCAGCGGGCGCAGCAAATCACTCTGTGAATGAATATGCGTTTTTGTCCGACATTTTGGACACCTTGTCAACCACATACAGATCGTAGCGCCCAAACTGACCCCATACCTTGATGATCGCCTCTTCGTAGCGGCGGTGCATGGTCTTCTCGGACTTGCCCGCCCGACCGGCGAGTTTCCACCAGGGCGTCTCGTATGCGCGGGCGACAACGATCCTGAACCACTGCTCACCAGTGTTGGGGCGGTTCTTCAGCCACGTCAGCCAATCCCATGTTGGAAGCATCAAATCTATATCAAGCGGTGTGGGCTCAAACCGGCGCACCGATGCCTCGGCAGCATAATCCATTTTGCTGACCTCGCGCACGATCTCGGGCCATGACCGGCCCTCACGGGGCTCACCTTTGATTGTCTCGTCGGCAAGCGTCAGGATTGCGCGGCGCAGGCGCTCGCCCGTTTCGGCAATCTCGGCTTTCTCGCGGTCGGTCAGTGCCATTATCTGGTGGCCTCTCTGGCTGCTAAAATATTGAAGCGGGTCTTGATCCAGATAACGGCGCTTCGCCTGCTCTGCCCGCGCAAAACCCTCAGCGTGAATCTTTTGTCCTCTTCGTCAAAGTCACCACTCTGAAACCAAGACGGCCAACGACGGATAAATTCCGCATTGACGCCTAAATATCCCCTCACACTCGCGTCGATCATCTCTTCCCGCGTCATGGCTTGGCCTGTAGAGCTGCGAGGGTGTCGAGGGTGTCGAGGGCTTGCTCGGCAAAATTTCGAGCGTAGTGCGCAGACACCCAACCGTTTGACGCAATCACCTTCAGGCAACCGCGCACACCCCTTAGGGCCGTCTGCGTGGCTTCTATCTCGGCAACATGAGTACCGACCACGCTCCACGCATATTTCCGGTCGTCTATTGCGGCCTCCAGTTTTGTTTGGAGGTCCTCTATCGTCTCTTGCTGGCGGGTGAGGAGGGCAGACAGGGCGCGCGCTTCACCAAGCGTAAATTCCATCGGCTCGCTGTCTGGGTAATCATCGGGATCAAGCTCGTCGTAATAATCGACCAGTTTGCGAATACGCTCGCACATAGCCTGTGTCTCGGTATGTGTGGTCATGCGCGCCAGTCCTTCTTTGGTACGTTCTTCAATTGATTATCTAGATGGTGCTGATAAAAGGGGCTGAGATGCTTTCGTGCCAGATTCCGCAACCCCTCAATTTCAAGCGGATGGAGAGCGTTAGAATCACGCGCGAAAGCGACCATTTGAGATTGATATTCCGCTATCTTGGCTGTGTAAAAATTAACCAGCGGTTTGTCTTCCGACATCTTCAGCAACGCCTCAGCGGTTGCCAAAACCGTGCTTGCTTCTGTGATGTGCCAACCATGCAATAGACACGCGACCGCTCTAAACAATCGCTCTATGTGAGCGTTGAGCAAATCGAGCGCCATTTCTCCTGACGCCTCTTTCCACTTGGCACGAACCTCTTCGGATTTATCTTTGGCGCGCGCTACGTCACAAATCACCAGCTCAGACAGCTCGCGTATTTCAGCCAATTGCGCTCTGCGCACAGGAGCAGACGTGAAAGCCTCTTGCAGTTCAGGCGCTAAATTATGCATCGCTACTCGTGTCTCGGTATGTGTCATGGGTGGGCCTTCCTGACGTATAGGAGCAGATTCACCGCCAGCCCAGCGACGTAGAAAACAATCTGTACGGGCGAGGTCGGTGAATAGACGCCAAAATAATCAGCAACTCTGTCAATGATCGATGCCGCGAACACACCGCACCAAAAAGTGATTTCTCCCTTCGTCATATCCCTACTCCGCTGCTATTCGTTTGCTGATGTCCCGTATGGCGGCAGACCGCTTGGCGTCCCGCTGGTCTCGATACCGGCCTCGGTTGCTGACCCCGTTGATGATCTCGCCCCGTTCTTTCGAACAGGCATGAAGGATTTTCTTGATCCGCATGAGCCGCCCTTCGAGTTGCGCCACTCTGGCGACCTCCTTAGCGGTCGCATGTCGTTCCCAATTCGCTGCCAACTTCACGCCCTTCTCTAAAAAAGTTCCCCGTGGAACATCACGCGCCGCGTGATCCATTACACTTTGACGTTGTGGAAACTCCCGACGTCGGGAATATCTTTCTGTGTGCGGTCAGGAGCGCGGCCTGCTCGGCACCGGCCATAATGACCTCTTGTGTCCGCAGCCCTCGGCTCTCCGCGATGGCGCGGCTCCGGCATCTGTCCCGCTCCGTTGCCATCGCCAGAATGCTGGTTGAGACGGCGGATAGGCGCGCGTTCAGGCGCTCGATCTCTTCCAGAAGCGGTGTAGTCACCTCTGCCAGCGGCCCGCCTGCCCCGTCTTCCAGTTCCATCATTTCCCGCCCTTTCCGTATGCCTTCTTCATCGCCGCTTCGATCTCTGCCCTCGTAGGGGCGCTCAGTGCGTCCATCTGATACGGGTGAAGGATTGCGCCACCGGCCTGCACGAAGGCTCGCGCGTGACGCTCAAACCCACTCGGTGAACCTTCTGGCCCGACCATCTTGCCAAGGGGAGACCGGAGGTCCGTCATGCTGCGCCTTCATCCCCAAGGGCTTCCGCTGCTTCATCAAGGCGCGTGACGTCGTGCGTCGGCTTGATCTGCTTCTGGATGAACGAGCCTTTGCTCTCGGCTGCGTCGAGCAGGTTCATGAGCTCGCGGCTCACGCCATCAATCCGATAGAAACCAAACGTCTGCTTGACGTAGAGCGCCTGCTCTTCCTCGTCATAGCCGATGGACTGGACGATGCTGGAGCCTTCGACGGGGGTCATTTTGGGTACGGTCATGCTTGATCCATTCCTTTGAATGCGTTGGCGAGAAGCGATCGCACGCGCTGGCGCTCTTCCGGCGTCGGTTCGGGCTGCGACGTTTCCCGCACCTGAACTTTCATGTCCCGCAGCGCCTTGAGGTTTGTCAGCACGGTGATGCGACGCTCCCAGCGCGGCATGGCGGCTTGCCTGATCTCAACCGGCTTAGGAAAGAACGTCGAAGCTTTGGCGACCTGCTCGCATCCAAACTCAAGAATGTCAGCAGGCATATCGCCCAGCGCCTTGTGGTACACGTCCCAGCGCCGATCATTGCCGCCCTCGCCCAAATCCTGCATCGGGAACACCGTCAGGAGGCTTGCAAGATGCACCATGCGTTGTTCGAGGCTTGCGGGCTGGAGCGCGGCCTCAACCTCCGTAATCGTCCCCTCAAGCCCGCGATAGGCTTCCGGCGTCATAGGCGTATCGACCAGCACCACCCTTGCGGTCCAGTCGATGTCTGCCTCACGTACCGCGCGAGCGAGCAAGGGAGGCAATATTCGCGTCGAAGCTCGTTGGACGGCGTTGGGGTTCGTGGTTGCGGGTTCGTTCATCGGTCCGGCCCTCCGGCATGGGTTTCAGGCGATTGGCTTTGGCGTCGGCAACGGCGCGATCAAAATATTTCCATGTGCGGATGCTTTGCGGACCGGCGCGGGCCGATGCGGCGCGGATCGCTGGCAGGATGTCGCGCTCCAAGTCGCAGCCATCTTCCAGCCAAGCGATAGGTCGGCTCAGGACGATCAACGCTGTTGAGGTCTGGTCAAGCGCAGCACCACCAGCAGCAAACAGCGCGTCTGACAATTCGGTCAACGGATCGCTCGCGCCATCATCAGCATCTATTATTGGTGTCTGGTGTCTGGTGTCTGGTAAGTGGAGAGCTTTTGATTGGGTTTTGTTTTCGGAACCTGATGGAAAGGGTTGGGTTATTTTAGCTTTTGTTTTGCTTTCGTCTTGGTTCTTACGCGGCCTCCCTCCGCGCTTGCCGTTGGCACTGGCAGCTTCTATCCGTGCGCGGGCTTTTTCTATTTCTTCCTCTGTTCGGTTGTTTGTCCAGACACCATCGTCAAGCGTGAAAAACTCTGCCAGCACAGCGTCAACCGCGGCCTTCTCATCTCTTGAGCGGGCGCGTGCGACACGATGAGCTTGATCCTCTGGGATGCCCGACTCTGTGCTGTAGTACCGATCAAGCAGCAGGCTATATGCCCCATGCTCAAGCATGGAGAGGTGTGCCGTGTCTTTTGCGTAATCGCCCAGATGTCGTTCGTAGTAATTCATCACGTCACCATCTGGAGGTCGGATTTGATGATGATGCGGCGTCCTATATGTTCCGCTCGTGCGTTGGCTTGAACACCTCTTCCATCCCAATATCTGTTGATTGCTGATACCTGAACTCGTGTAGGCTTGGGGATGGGCCGCGAATAAGCAGGTTTCGGAACTGCAATTTTCCGCAATTTTCGTGCGGGTTTGGCGTAAGACGCAATCGGCCAAGGCCCGTCTTTCAGCCGCGCAGATACCCTCTCGACATAGTAAAAAACAGTCGAGTGATCGCGCTGCAACACCCCGCCAATTTGAGGAAAGGAAAGAGTAGTTTCGGCCCTCAACCTGTAGGCGATTTCCATCCGGCAGAACACAACACGACGAATGCGGCAGGTCGATATAACCTCTTCCTTCGTCACTCCATGCTTCAGACATACTTCTGAGAAAATCACTCTGATCTTTTGGCCGCGCGTCATTGCTTTGCCTCCCAGAGCATCTGCGGGGAGCAGGTCGCACCGTCAGTCGGTCGCCAAATGTACCAGGCGTGATCTTCCGTGCCGGTCGTTGCGCCCTCGAACCATTGGATGCGATCGAGCAAAGCGACCTTGCCGTAAAAGCGGGGATTGTCTGCAAACAGGGAGCGGCGCGTTTTACCAAAGTCGAACTTGGCCGTCAGCAGGAGCGCCACCCATCCATCGCATAGGGCCAGTGCGTTCTTGGCGAAAGTCACGGCGTCGCGGTTGCCCTTTCCGTAGGGCGGATTTGTGATGATGGCATCGGCGGCGGGACCATCCGGCAGACCCGACAGGAAGTCATAGATGAAAGTCTGGGGCCGGTCATACGTCTCAATGTCGCTCGTCGTGACATGCGCTCCATGGGCGGCCAGAACGTCAGCTATGCGATGGTTGCCAGCAGCGGGTTCCCAGACGTGCCAGCCCTCGACTGCTGGCAGGCAACGAAGCAGCGCCTCTGTGGCCCACGGCTCCGTCTGATAAAGCTGGTTCTTCACGATCTCATAATTTGAAGCGACCACCGTCATGCGTCCTCCGTTTCAATCAGAGGCAAGCCGTCTTCGGCGCGCATCTGGTTGGTGAGGGCAACAAGCTGATCGAGGTCCATCTCTTCGCCTCGGGCCTCGTAGCGGCCTTTGCCCAGAACAGCGACGTGGACGCCTTTTTCTTTCAGATACTCGCCCATGGCTATGCGGGGGCTTTTGCCTGATTGTTTCTCTGCCGCTGCCTTGATCTTTTCGATAGCGGTCAACGGGCGCGGCGCTGGTAGAGGCTCTTCGACAATCGGCTCTGCCGTGACTTCCTCGACCAGCGCCACCGGCGGCGGGGCCTCGTCTGGTGACTTCTGGTTGAATTTCGGACCATGGGCCACAAAGACAATCGTCTTCTCCCGCATGGGTTCGGACCAGCAAAGCCCGCATGTGCCGCAACAGTCCGTCTTGCCGGTCTGGGCGGGGCAGACAATGCCCTCCGGCACGTTGTCGGCCTCGGGCTGGCGCCAGATCGTTGTCGCGCCCTGCGGCTTTGGTTCCGCGTCCGAGAACCGGATAGCAAACCGGTCCCAATGCTTGTCCGTGATGCGCTTTACCGCTGCGCCGATTTCGGATGAGCGCGGCCACGCCGTGTAGCCGAAGATGTGGAGCGCGGGGAAGAGTTTGATAAAGCCGAACCAGGCGGCGACGTAATCGACCGAGTAGAAATCCCCCAGCACATGCAGGCGGACGACAAAGCCCTCGGGATGATCGTCCTGCAAGTCCGTGAGTTCGCCACGCAGGAAGTCGATGAGGTCGTCACCATGCTGATGGCGGCGCGACTGCGGCATCCCGTTGCCGTAGCACGAGGTCCAGTGCGCGCATGTCGTCGGGCAAGTCGCGCGCTCTTCGAGTGTAAGCTGGTAGATCGGGAAATCAGCCCACGGGCCCTTGGTGACGTGGCTTCCGAGTTTGCGGCTGTGCTGGCCCGACACGAGAAGGCGCGGGCTGTCCTGCGGGGAAACCACCGTCGAGGGAAAGAGCGTGCGGGCTTCCGTGATGGCCGGATGATCGACGGGCAAGCCACCGACTTTTTCCGGCGTCAGTTCTTTGTGTTCGGTGAAGCGGCGCGCGGGAACAAGATGCTTCTTCGGCGGCGTGTTGCGCTTGCCGTTCTGTGCGCCTGCAATCCATTGGGCGACAACCGGCTCGCCTTCGATGCAAATCTCCCAGCGCGGAGCGCCGCGCTCGCCAGCATTTCTCAGATAGCCCTTCTTCTCCAGCACGTAGAGCATCGTCGCGGCAGAGGTTCCGCCCAACTTCAAAAGCTCTTTCTGGGTGAAGTGTTCATCCTTCTGCAAAAGCGTCTTCACCGCGTCGAAGGTTTTTGCCTGTACGGGCGTGAGGGGCGGAAGCGTCGAGGCATCCACGAGTATCAAAGGTACGTCGAGGGACTTTGAAGTACCTTGAGGAACCACAGGCAAAGCGACCGGCGCGGGCTTCACGATCTCGACAACCGGCGCGCGATCCGGTGTGGGTCGTTCCAACAGAACATCAATCGCCGCAATGCACTTTGACAGATGCGCGCGCTCGGCTTGCAGGAGCTCGATTGTTTCTGGGCTCATGCCACCGTCTCCAGAGACTTGGCCGGAACATCAAGAGCGGCGCGCTTAATGGCTTCGACTTGGAGGGTGGTGTCGCGGACAGGGCGAAAGTGGCGGGAGTGAAAGGCCAGTTCCTTCGTGCCATTAACGTATGGATTTATCCGGTTCACGATTTCGACAAGACGCAATCCGATACGCCCAAAGTCGTCGGACTCCATTTCTCGAATGGTATAGACCGATCCGGCAATCGGATTGATCTCAGAATAAGGGCGATGGGCCCAGAGCCCTTCCTGCACACCCAAGAAAACCACCTTATCCCCGACCTTCGCCCTCTCCACCCAGCTCATGCCATTGCTCCCGTGAGAAGCGGACCCGCATTGCGTGCCGCGTATTTGTCCGAGTATTTGACGTTGAGAAATTCGAGATAGATCTGGGCATCAGCTTCGTTGTCATCGCTCGGCTTCCAGCCACGGGCCACGCAATACGCAACTACGCGAGCCTTCATCCATTCGCGCCGTGCAGGGCCCTTGATCTTCATGGGCGCGCGCGCAAATCCAAGGATAGCCATGCGAGCGTCGTCCATGTCGATTTCTTCGTAAGGAAGATCGCGCTCGTGACACACGGTCTGAATGACCGAGATCATCGGATACATGATCCGCAGTTTTGCGAGCCCGTCGAATTTCGTATGGATCGGCTTTTCAACGGCAACATGCAGAATGCCGTGCTGCTCAATCATCCGTTCAAGCCATTTGCGCTCGTCACAGAACAGGCGACCGTGATGCTTCTCGCCGGGCGAGCGAAAGGATTTCATGCCGCTGGTGGGTGCGCAGTTCGGCATACCCACGGCCCATCCGGTGTTCAGTCCTGTGTCGAGCGCAAGCCTCATCCGTCAGGCCGCTTCTTGCAGGACGGTGATGAAATCCACCATGTCGCCCTTTTTGAGAGCGCCGAAGATCACCTTGATGTTGTCCTGAATGCGGTCTGCGTCGTCGTCTTCCATCGCCTTGGCAAGCTGCTCGCGCTCGTAGAGCTTAAAGGCGAGATCAAGGTCTTTGCTGTCGATGTCGGTATCGGCCTTGAGGGTGCGCTTGAGTGTCTTGATTTCGTCTTTGACGTCATCCAGATGTTCAGCTTCCAGCGCCTCTTTCTGGCGGCGCAGGTCGTAGAGTTTTTTGAACCCGTCCTGAATGCAGACTGCGCGCGCTTCAGTATTGGGCAGCACGACCTTGCCGGTTTCACCATCGACTTCGCCGCGCACTTCGTTCTTCGGTTTTCTCGCCATGTGGCTCTCCGTGAAATGGCGCATTAGCGCCGGTTGACAGTCCCGTGATGAGGGACTTGGACAATTTCGGAAGGGGCGTCTTGGATCACGCCCGCGTGAGAATCGACCGGCGGTTTGATGCGTGGCGGCAGCCCGATACGCGCCCGTAGCGCGTCAGCGGCGTCCCACAGACGCTTTGCCCTCATGGCGAGCTTGTTTGCTTTTCGGTTCAGCCTCGCCTCGCGCTGTATCATCAGAAGCCGCATTGATCCGCCCCTCAACTTCGCGCCGGAGCGCTATTGATTTTCTATGCTCAATATCCGCGACGTGCTGCGCTCTGGCCTCGGCAGCCGCTATCGTTTCGTCCCACAATCGCTCGACCCGAAACCAAAGGCTGACCTTCGGCTCCTTGATGCCATCGGGGCGGAGCCACCGCTGCACCTGACGCGGTGAGGCCTTCAGTTTTGCTGCCAGCCGCTCAACCGCGCGCTCCTTGTTGTCGCCCCATTGGCGACGTTCCTCGTTTGCCAAGGACTCAAGGCGGAATTGAAACGTGTCGGCAAAATCAGACGCGGCGCTCATGGGACGCTCCGAATTTCGGCGTAAAAATCTCTGCATATCGGCAAGCCTTCTGGTTCACATTTTGAGGCGTGAACAGAGGCTCAACAGGAAGACAGAGCGAATGAGACATATCGGTGAAATCGCCCGTGAGATTTTGGAGCAAGCGCAGGTCCGCCAAGACAACGGCGCAGGCTCCAATGTGGTTACGGTTGATTTCAGTGGGATCAGGCATTCCCGACCTTCCCTTGCAGATCGCGCGCTGCTCCGTCAGAAGCAGGACGAAGCGCGTCGATATTGGGCATCGGTTTTGCGGTCTTAGTGCGCTTAAAAGCATTCTCCTGCGCGGCATCGGCCGCCGCCGCGACTTCGATAATCCGCTCTCCAAGAGCGCGAAGACGTGGAGCCGAAAGACGCTCCAAATTGGCGAAGGAGACGTTCTCATGCGAAAAGGCTTTTTCCGCCTTCGTCAAAGCATCAAGCATCACCTGGTTGACGTCAGACAGATCAATGCCCTTGAGGCTCGTGTCGTCGGAACGCTCGCCCGACAGGCCCGCGCCGGCATCCGTGCTGTCAAACACAGGCTTGTCGTCGTCGTCATTCTCACGCGGCGCGTGATCGTCGGCCTCCGTGACCTTGTTTTTCTGGCGCCATTTGGGAAGCAACGCTTCGAGGTCGCCGCCCTTGTAGGCTTGAACACGGTCACGCAAATTCTCGCGGCTGATTTCGTGCTTTTCGACCAGATCCAGCATCACCTTACGGGTCGGCTCATCAAGCGACCGCACGGCCTCGTGATGGCTGACGCCAAGCTGCAACCGGCGACTTCCAATCGGGAAGCATTTCGCCAGCGACTTGTAGTTCGTCAGCGTTTCGATGGTGAGTTTTGTGGCTTCGAGCGCCTGAATGTAGCGCGCGTCGTCAAACTTCTTCTCACCTTCCAGCAGCAGATCGCCAATCGACCAAACGGCGTGCCGATGGTTGATCGCCTGTTCGAGCAAGGCGGTCTGCCATTGGTCAAAGGCTTCGTCGTTCGTCATGGGGCGGGTTTTGATGCTCATGCGCTGGCCCTTAGGTTGGAGAATTGGGCCGCTGAAAGAGCAGCAAGGGAGGTGCGGGCTTTGGCGCGAAAGCGGTCTTTGATCTGGGGGCTGGCTCCCGCCCAGCTCGTGCCCCGAGGAGCCGTGCCGAACAGCGCAATAGCCGCTTGCTCAACGTCCACGCCGGATGATTGTTCGATGCAGTCAGCCATTTGCGGCCTCCCTCGCCTTACGCTCAGGCTTAGGAGCAATGAACAATGCGTGATTTGCCTCGATCCCCCGCTCTCCGCACTCAAGCATTAGCCGAGTGTGTGTCCATGCGGGAAAGCCCGTTTTTCGGTAATTTGATATGGCGCTGACACCGACACCCAATAGCTCCGCTACCGGCTGGTTGCCGCCCAATTCGTCAATAAGTTTTGATGCTTCGCTGTTCATGATCTCAGTATATTCAAGCTGCTTGAATAAAGTCAAGCCTCTTGAAATCTGAAATGACGCGCTGCCCGCAAAATAGTTGAATAGGGCCATGCACACGCGCCAGATAGACCCATTATCTATAGATGCAATAGCACACCGCCTAAAGGCGACGAGGCTGGCGCTTGGCCTGAATCAGGTTGAATTTTGTAAGCGTGCTGGAATCCCTACGAATACCTATAACCAATACGAGAAGGCCAAAGGGCGTCCATCGCTAGATATGGCGTTGGCTCTGTGCGCGGCCTATAAAATCACCCTGGACTGGATTTACAGGGGAGATGCCTCCGGGCTTCCGCACGGGATTGCGCGCTCTCTTCCCCTTCATCAAGCCGGATAATCATTCTAAAACCCCACTAAATTAAGCGTTTTTCGCAAATGCAGCATTCTTGCCATAAAATAAATTCACGTGGCTTGAAGTTTTTTGTTGACGACTTCAAGCTGCTTGAATAACCTCATCTCCATAGGCACCCACCCGCCGACAGGAGATGAGAATGAAACGCCCCGCCCTTGGAATTGCCGCCGCTGCCGCGATCATGTCGCTTGGTGGTGTTGCGCGCGCAACTGGCTCAACAACCGCCCTGCGCCCCGCATATGTGCAGACAACTTACGTTGACGGCCTCGGTCGCCGGAAGTTGAAGAAGGTCCAGCCGCGCCACAATGCAAAGCGCGCCGGTCTCCTGGCCAAAGCCTATTTCGATAAATTGGCAAAGCAGCGCACCGACGCGGCCGAGTTCGGCGGCGACCATCGCCACGACAAATATCTGCATAGCCATGCGCGCCGGATGCGCCACATGAAGCTCGCCCTTGCAGGCAAAACACTCCCCAAAGAATTGACAGCCTAAGGCGCGTTTCCCCCGCGCCCGATCCGGTCCCGACTTCCCCCCAATACCGTCGGGACCGGATAACCAAACAGGAGACGACAGATGACCCGCACCCTCCCCCTCGTTCTGGCCTTGCTCGTATCAGCGCCCGCACATGCTGGTGTTGTCGGGATCATGCGTCTGGATATTCACGCGGCTCAAAAGTGTGCGTGTGAAGTGGCAAAGCTGCCATGTCCTGATCTGCCGGAGATTGTGTTTGCTTCGGAGTGGTCTCTGCCGATTGAAGGCATCTGCTGCGACCGTGATGGCAACCGTTCAAGCGGATATGCAGCCAGCATCCTCAACATCAATTACCTGACCGGCTCTCGCACCGTGACGCTCTATCAGAGCGCGGGATTTGAGCAAGCCGTTCACGAACTTGCCGCCGATGCCTTCGTGCAAGCCGGTGGAAACAAGTGGGATTTACCAGCCCGTGAGCGCGTCGGCTATGCGGCGGCTTGGGCTTCGGACAACTGCAAACACTAACCGGCCTGCGGGCCAATGAGGTGAGAGAGATGAGTGGAGAACCGAAGGAAATTCGCGTTGTGACCGTCGAAAATGAAATTGACATGCTGAGTGAGGCCATTGCCTGCGCGGGCAAGCTAGACGCAGCGTTGAACGAGATTTGCGACGCTGACCAAAAGATGTACACGCGCGCCATCCAATACCTCAGTGACCGTTTCAGCTTCATACAGAACATCTGACCCTTCCGCCTTGCCGCCCCGCGCGGGCGGTAATGGGAAGTGCCAGAGAGAGAGTTTAGGAGAGTGCGGCGGCGTGGAAGCGACACGCAGTCTGACGAGATAGAGGCGCATGAGTCTTGGGTATAGACGCGCCCTCCGATAGTTCCGGGCGGGCTTAGGCCGACGCAGGGATGGAGCATGAAACTGGTGGTTCGAATCCACCCATGTCTAGCAGGAGTAGCGCCCTGCCCGCACTCGCCTAAGCCCTCTACCAGACAATATCAGGAGACGGACGAAATGGGTATCGACTGCACAGTGAACGAGGAAGTAGAAGCGCCGATTGTCGAGTTTCCGGCCTTGGTTACATGGCCGTCGAATTGCGTGGTGTTGATGTTCAGGCATGGCGAAGGAACCGTGCTGAACCAAGGCGCGACGAACAATCCGGTCGGCTTCCACTCTGCTCAATGGAACTTAAGCGGGATGACCCGTCTACGGTCGTCCATCACCCTCTCCAACACGAAGGACTGAACAATGGCATACGATGGAAACCCAGCCGATCATGTGAAGCCTGATGTGTTCAACCTTGAAGGGCTTGCAGCATGGCTTGAGACGCAGGATGGCGCGACGGAGTACGACTTTAACAATTGCGACGGGCTTTGCTTGCTCGACCAGTATTTGACTTCATGTGGTCATGAGGGGAGCTATGCAAAACTCTCTCGCACTAAAACCGGCCCGTTCTCCAACATAGGCAATTTGGCGTGTGCCAATCCTTGGACCTACGCCGCCGCTCTTGACCGTTGCCGCACCCTTCTTGCGGAGGGCCAGCAATGAAAGGCGAACCAGCACTTCTCAACGGCGAACGCACGGACAGGAATCGCACCGAAGCGGAGTACAGAGCCGAGCGCCTGACGCTTGAACAGCAGGCCGAGCGCGATTGCAAGGCGGCTGTCGAATACTTCGCGCCGATACAGAGCCTCATTGACCAGATGTTCGGTGGATTGAAATGAGCGCCGTGATTGTCCCGCTTGCGACAAGACGACTGCCAGAAGTCACACAATTGCTGCTGGAGCGCCCTGACGCGCGCACCGCTCTACACGTCGATGTGTTCGAGGCCATTTACTGCACTGGCACGCGCCCGACATGGCCCGGCGTCAATCTCTGGGAAGTGCGAAAGCGCGAAGCCCTTGCCGCCTTGCTTGCCGGTGAAGACCACGACGAACACGTCAAAGCCATGTGGCGGAACATTTGGGCAGAACATGAAAAGTATCGCGACGAGATACGCGACATTAGGGAGCACCAAAGATGACCCGCCCCCACGTACCCGACAACCACGATCTGCCTGACTTCGGACCTGACGATGATCCGAACCATGACACGCAGGACGGACGCTGGATAGGCGTTTTGTTTATCGGTGCGTTGCTTGGAATTGTTGTCGTAATCGCAAAGCTCGCAGGAGTGATTTGATGCTGACCGAAGAAGAAGCAAAGACGAAGTGGTGCCCGCAATCTGGCCCACACGAAGGCGGCCACCACCCGAAGCAATCCTGCATCGGCTCTGCCTGCATGGCTTGGCGCAACGAAACGACAGAACAGATCAACCCAGATCAGCCACCCCATGAATGGGTGCCGGTTCCAACGGGGCGCGGCTACTGCGGCCTTGCAGGGAGGCCCGAATGACCCCCTCCCCTACAGCCACCTTCCGCCCCGCGCCGGACATTGAACTCGAAATGCCGACGCCTTGGCCTGTCCGATTTTCTCACGCGGTGCGTGATCTGCGCGAGGCCATCGCCTTCATCCGCGCGGCCTATCGGAAGCATCGTCCGTCCGAGGCTGACCTCAAGGCTTTTACCGAGGCCCTGAACGATGGGTTTCGAGGCGGCTATGTCGTCGAAGACGCGTCCTACACATGCAACGCGCCTGTCTATCTCCCCGCCGCGCTCGGCAAGTCTCGGAAGACCTACGAGCCGCACCACTACACGGCTTTCGTCCAGAAGCGCGGACCCCATTTTTACGACACGAGGCAAGCATGATCGGTTTCATTCAATTCATTCTGATGGCGCTCGGCGCGGTCTTCTTCATGGCGTCTGGCGCGTCCTTTCAGGATGGCAAAGACAGGCGGGGACGCACAGGCTTCGTCCTTGGTAGCGCGATGCTTCTGTGTGCTTGGTTGCTGACATGAGGACGCCAACAGACCTCTACGCTGCGTTCAAATGGTGGCGTGATGCGCTTGCTGGACTGGCCCCGCAGATCACGCACGAGCCTCAAGTCGGTTTCTTCCAGCGCCGGTTTGTGCGTGGCGGCGTCTTCGTGCCGGTCGCCATTTTCATCGAACAGGAAACCGACGCCACCGGCGAACTTTCCACTGACGAGCGGCTTGTCTGTCTCGTCAATGGCAAGCCCGCTGATCCGGAAGACGCATGGTCACATTGTGCCGGCAACCCGATCACGGAGCAGGAATATCGCTACCTCGAAGCGCGGTCAGATTGGGCGCGCGTTCATTCGCCAGAAGATCCTTATGCAAACCCAGGGAAGCCGATTGACCTGCTTTCCATCGCCCCCGTTTTTTGAAGGAAGAGACAATGGACGGCATCGACGCTTTTGAACACGTAATGGATCGACTTTCTAACAGCGAACAGCGGGTTGGTGAGTTGCAAAGACAGTTGAGCGACGAACGAGACAAGACATCGAAGCTTGAGCGCGAACTTGCCGTGACGCGAAGCGTGAACGACGCCCTTCGGGAGAGCGCCACTGGCCAAATCACCGACAAGGATATTCCGCCCGCCCCCACACTTCCCTCGTCGTCGAAAGAACTCGACGAAATGCCCTTTTAACAGGAGATCACCATGAGCCTTGCAGAAACAATTGAAGCACCGGAAGACGTCGGCATCGGCCACAACGAACCGCCGAGCGAATTCCAGACGCTCAAGGATGAAGTCGATAAATTCCTCAAGAACGCCGACCTCTGGCTGGCAGAGCGCCCCAAAATCACCGATGGCGATACGGCCAAGAAGGCGGAAGATTTCGACGGGCAGCTTCTCGCGCTGAAGAAGAAAATCGAAGGCATCGAAGAAGTCGAAAAGCGGCCCTACATGAACACGCTGGAAGAAATTCGCACGCGGTTCAAAGGGCTTTCCTCTCGCGTGATCGAAATCCGCACCTTGTTCAAAGCCCGCCGTGACGCATGGTTTGACGCTGAAGACCTCCGCATCGAAAACGAGCGCAAACAACGCGAAGAAGACGCACGGAAGGCTCAGGAAGATGCCGACCGCAAGCGCCGCGAAGCCGAAGAAATCACCGCAAAAGCCGAAGCGGGCGAACTCAAGGGCACCGGCGTCAGCGTATCGGAAACGCTTGCGGCCGCCGCTGAAGCCGAGGAAGTGGCCGAACAGGCGCAGGCAGACTATGCGGTCGCCTCAAACGCCACCGCCAGCGTGCGCGGCGACTATGCGACCCGCACGACCACCCGCAAAACTGTCTTCACCGGCACGATCACGGACAACGGCAAGCTGCTCGCTTGGGTGAAGAAGAACCGCGCCGATGACCTGATGGCCTTTCTGCAAGGCTATGCCGACCGTGCCGCGCGCTCGCCTGAAATGCGCAAGTCCGGCCTGCCCGGCGTCGAGTTTGTGCCGAGCAAACGCCTCTAAGGCACCTCCTCACCAAGACACCTGACGCAGACCTAGGAAGTAGGACAAACAAATGGCACAGACAGCAACACGCGAGCGCGAGGGCACCATTCAGGCCCAGCCCGAAGACAGCAAGGGCGCTCTTACCCAACAGCCGGAACGCAAGCCGCCGTCGCCCGCCGAGGTACTGCGCGACCAGATGGAGCGGCAGAAGCCCGAGTTTGAACTTGTGCTTCCCCCTGGCGTCACGGTTGACCGTTTTGTCCGCACGATTATGACCGCCGTGCAGGCCGATCCTGATCTGATGGATGCCGACCGGAAAAGCCTTTTGCAGTCTGCCATGCAGGCCGCGCAAGACGGTCTTCTGCCCGACAAGCGCGAGGGAGCATTCGTCATCTACAAGACGAAGGTGAAGATCGACAACCGCGATGAATGGATCAAGAAGGTCCAGTGGATGCCGATGATCCGTGGCATCATCAAGACGGCACGTAAGGGCGGGGAGATTTCCACGCTGTCCGCGCGGGTCGTCTATGAGAACGACGTCTTCGAGTACATCCTCGGTGACGAAGAGCGCATCACCCATGAGCCCACGTTGAAAGACCGTGGCAAGATGATCGCCTGCTATGCCATTGCCAAGATGAACGATGGTGAGCGCGAGCGCGAGGTTATGCCTGCTGAAGACGTACTGGCCGTCAAGGGTGCGAGCAAGTCTTCAACCGGCCCATGGACCGGCCCTTTCGAGTCCGAGATGTGGCGCAAGACTGTTATTCGCCGCCTCTTGAAGCGCCTGCCCATGTCCACCGAACTTGAGCGCATCATCAGCCGCGACGACAGCCAGTACGACTTCAAGGACAACATCGGCAACCGCTTCCAACAGCGCGAAAGGATCACAGCGCCAAGCGCACCCGCGCCGCGCCGTGAAGACTTTGCCGAGCAAGTCACCATTGAAGCGACCGCCGAAGCCGGTCCGCTCGACATTGCCGACCAACTTGAAAGCGCGATTGAAAACGCTCCCGACGCTGTGGAACTGTCTGCCATCTGGGCAACGGCATCACGCGACGGGGATCTGAGCGCAATCAAGGAAGCCGATCCGGCGCGTCACGGTCGCCTGTGCGAAATCTACCACGCCTCGCATCAAGAATTTACTGACGCGCTCGCGTCTGGCACCACCGACGACAATTCTCACGCGGCGCGTGATCCCGAACCCGACGATGAAGACGCCACCCGTAAACAGGATGACGACAGCGGGAAGACGAATGATGCCGCTGGCGAAGCGGAGCCTTCTGCCGATGAAGCCGAAGCTGCCGTTGAATACACACGCCGCGCACTGGCGACCCTTACCGGCCTCAAGACAGCGAACGCCATCAACAATTGGTACGACGGCGAATTTCTGCCTGCTCGGAAGAAACACGGACTTTCAGACGAGCAGGTGAATGTCGTCGATAACAAGCGCATTGCAAGGCTGAAGGCAATTCAAGGCACCAAGTAATTCCAATCGTGCCCTGCGTATCTGGGCGCGGAGAGGCGGCGGGGCCAAAGGGAACCCGCCTCGTCGCCTCTCAGTTTTTACACACCGGCCTGCGGGCCAAGGAGATGAGACATGGAAGGCAAGCAGATGCAAGTTGACCAATGGGACGTTGCCGTGCGCGGCGAGAAAATGTCGTCGGCAACCGGTCGTGTGATCTTCAAGTATCAGATGCCCGTGATGGAACATTTCACAATGAAGCTGCCGGTCGGTGCTGAAATCATTCGCATGGAAGGCATTGACGGCATGTTTTGGCTTTGGGCCATCGTGCGTACCGATGTACCGGACGAAGATCGCCGGTTCCACGCTTACAAAACAGGCGGCGCAATCCCCGATGACCTGTCGCTTGTCTATCGCGGGTGCTGCGCAGTCTTCATCCAAATGGAACTGATGCTCTACATCTTCGAGGAAGCCGCCGAATTTGCGGAGATCGCCAATGCTTGAGATTTACGGCGAGCACCCCGTCGATCTCGGTCTCGTGAACATCGAGCCGGTCGAAATGATGTTCTGGCTTTATTGCCCGATCAAACTAATCGGCGGCGCGGTGATCATTCCTGAAAACCTTGCGCAGTTTCGTCCAATCATCGAAGCCGTGCGGGCCGATTGCGATGAGTGGCATGATCGCAACGTCTATCTGACGGCCAAAACTCTTTGGGTGACGCAGGACAATCCCGGCAATCGTCGCGGCTGGCATTCTGACGGCTTTATGTCTGACGACCTGAACTATGTCTGGTCAAGTCGTGACGGCACTCTGTTCTGGGTTCCACGATCGCTATGGGCCTTCACGCAAAACCACATCGCATCGCTAGATGAGATGGAAGTCGCTGCGAAGTACGGTCCGCACAAAACATACCCAGATAAACACCTGCTGAGGTTGACTGAAACGGTCATCCATCGCGTGCCCGATTTCAATGAACCCGCGATTAGATCATTCGTGAAGGTTTCGGTTTCGCGCCACATCTATGGCCTCAAGGGGAACTCGATCAATCACGGACTGACCTTTCCCGAACCAACGCTTGCCCGAATTGATGAACGCAATTGCCCAATAGGAGCCGACCTATGACCGACACCCTCACCACCACCGACCGAGTGCGTTCCATCATTGTCGCCTATTTGGAGCGCGACGTTGCTGATGATCTGGCCGATCTCGAAACAGACAGCCTTGAAAATATCGAGATTGCAATGGACATCGAAGAGCAGCTTGGTCTCGACAATTTTGATGATGATGCGGCGATGGCTTGTAAGTCGGTTGCTGACTTTATTGCGCTGGCGGAAAGCGCTGGGAAATGACCAAGCGCCGCGCCCCCACCAAAAAGGAAGTCGGCATAGTCCTCATGCGTCAGGAGGGCAAGTGCGCCAAGCCGAAGTGCCGCGCGAAACTCTCGTGGGAGAACACAGAGTGGGATCACATCGTACCCCTCGGTCTTGGCGGCGAGAACAGCGCGGAGAACTTTCAGGCGCTTTGCTCTGACTGCCATTCTGGAAAAACGCATGGCACGGGCGCGACAACGGCGGGATCTGACGTAGGCCGCATCGCAAAGACAAAGCGGTGCGCTGGCAAGAAGGCCTCTCGCTTCCGCCTTCCCGACATCGGGAATGTTGAAAAGGAAATGCCACCGGCAAAAAAAGGCCGAGCCATTCAGTCGGCAGGTTTTCGCAAAGACATCACGCGCGGCATGAACAATCAGGTGAGGCCGAGGACATGAAAATTCGCCCGATCATATTTAGTGGCCCGATGGTTCGCGCATTGCTCGACGGAAGCAAGACACAGACGCGGCGGGTTTTGAAGCCGCAGCCGCTTCTCAGTTTTGTTGTGCCCGTCGATCATAAGCCCGGCTGGTTTGGCGATGAAGAAGGCGAATACATATTCGACGCCAGATACGCCACCGGCGACCTTCTCTATGTGCGGGAGAATTTGGACGTCTTGGCGAGCGGCCCAATGGCCGGTGATGGCAGGAACGTCGATTTCCTTTATGCCGCAGATGGCGAAGATGCCGATTGGCACCGCGTCACATGGCCGAACGACAAACTGCCGAAGGGCGGTGGCAGCCCTTCGATCCATATGCCGCGCGTCGCGTCGCGCCTTACCCTTCAAGTAACCGCCGTGCGCGTCGAGCGCGTGCAGGAGATCAGTAACGACGATGCTGAAGCCGAGGGGATTGAAAGCGACCTTTGGGATCAAGCCGTCGCATATCGGGATTACAGCGGTGACGGGAAGTGGTTCTGCACATGGCCGGTCGGGCTAAACCATTCAGTCGCAGAGTGCGAGCCAGACGACATTCAGCGGCGTTCGTTCCGGTCGCTCTGGGACAGCATCAATTTTACGCGCGGCTTTGGCTGGGAAGCCAATCCTTGGGTCGTCGCGGTCACGTTCAAGGTTCACCGGATCAACGTGGATAAGAAGATTGCGGCTGCCAAAGATAAGGCGAGCGCAGCATGACCTTCCGCCCCATCGGTGAAGTGAGGCGCGCTCATGGCGTCCCGCAAAGACAGGCGGCGGAGAGGATCAACGTCTCGCGCTCAACGTGGTCCCGATATGAACGAGCCGAGAAGCATCCCAAGCGTCTTATTTTCACGCGCCGCGTGATGTTGAAGGCCATTCAGGACGTGGCCTCCGAACTCGGAAACGACGTTCAACTCGACATTGAAGACGTGACGGGAAAGCCGAAACCCAAGAGGAAGAAGAAATGACGCGCGTGAAATCAGAGATTAAGCGCAGCCGCGTCCACATGCTGGCGGTCGCCGCAGCGCGACTTGAGGAAGACCATGCAAACCCCCTTCTCATCAAGGGGCTTCGAGATGCGGCTAAGGAGGAAGCGAAGAAGCTTGCTGGCGGTTACCTCTATTCCGACGAAGACAAGCGCCGGATAGAACGCCAGCGAACCGCTTTCACGATGATCGAATACACGCGCGGCGTTGAACGTCTGCTGAATGAAATGCTGCAACGCGCCTATGACCTCATGTGGGAGGGAGACGCGCTCGCATCCGACGCAATCCTGGAATTTGTGCCCGAGGCTGAGGCAATCAAAATGCTGGACGCTTGGACCGACGATCAAATGGGCAAGGCCCCAAAATCAAAATGGTATGACGCATGAAGGACCACACCATGACTAACCGTATGGCGATAGTGCCGGTAGAGATGACGGAAATAATGAAGGACATCGTTCCTGATATCTGTTGGCCGCTAGTTCTCTTTCTCTCTCCCAACTCAGGATTAGTGACGAAGGCGCAGTCAGATCGAGTGCTTGAGGTATTCGAGGAATTAGTTTCACAGCAACTTGACGCCGATAGCGCAATGGCAACAGCGCTTAATGTCGCCCTTGGACTGGAAATCGAATGACCGAACGTCTAGATACCGAACCCTCTGCATGGCTTGTCCGCCCATATGAAGCGTCAACATGGGCCGTTGTTCTGGAGCCGCCGTCAGATGAAACGCGCCGGTTCATGGAGTTTATCCCGCTCTATCGACATGCAGGCAAGATTTCCCCCGATCAACACCGCGCTGCAATGGTGGCACTACAGAACAGCAAATGGCCCTTCATGCCAGCCGAACAACGGTCTGAAATCATTGACATTGTTATTGCAGCTTTTGGACTGGAGAAAGCCGAATGACCCAAATAATCAGGTGCCCTCATGGCTGCGACGACACCATCACCACTCTCCGCGCCGAAGTGGAGAGGCTGACTGGAGAGCGTGACAAAGCGAGAGTGTCACATAGCAATCTCATTCTGAATGGGTCTGCGAAAATCAATGCAGCCATAGCCCGCGCGGAGAAGGCAGAGGCGGCGCTGAGTGGGTCCATCGGCTACATGATGAACGCAGCGATTGATCTTGAGACGGGTGCGCCAAAGAAAACCGCACTCGCTACGATCAACGGCGGAATAAAAATGGCGCGCGCTGCCCTCGCCTCTCTCACAGAGGGGGAGTGAATGACTGTTATTGGTCGCCACCTCTATTCCGAAGAAATGTCGATTGACCGGCGCTATCGACCATCAACTTGCGATGGCTGTGGAGCTGCGAGCCTTGATGAAGCCGGTAGCCTTTGCAAACCGCAGCAGCTCCCAAGCGGCGAGTATGCTTGCGCTGGCGATGAAACTTACAACCCGTTTGCCGTGAAATGGACCATTGAAGGCCGCGCCTGCGTTTTAACAAACAAGTCTGCGAAAGCCGAAGCGCGGTTTTTCGATCAGATGTTTGAAGAAGAATTAGCACCACTCACCGAGGCCAAGCCATGACCCCACCCCACATAGAGAAGGCTGCGCGGGCGATGAAACGCACCGAAATCAAAAAGATGGTTTCTGGGATACTTTCTCCAGCCAGCATTGACGCCCATGTAGACGCGTCATGGAAGACGTGCATTCCAGCCGCCACCCTCGTCTGGTCCCTCGCCCGCGCTCATACAATAGAGGACGCGGCGAAGGTGGGCGAGAGATTGGCGGCTGAAATGGAAGCGGAAATGCGAACCGCATCATTGAGCGGCGACGCGGCGCTCCGTGAACGCGCTGCAAGTGTCCGTAGCGGGGCCAACACATGCGTCTACCGCATCCGCGCTCTCGCGGTGGAGGGGTAGATGGACAGAGCGGACGAACTAAACGCGCTCGCCAAGCTGTTTAAATGGGACGGGGACTTGATGCGTTGCCGCTCGTGTAAACGGGGCATCCATATCACCAGAGCGCGGGAACCATTCCACCATAGCCACGGGTGCAAGAATACCGAGAAAGCCCAACCGTGGGGCAATCTCCGCGATCTGATAGCCACCACACCTCCGAAGGGAGAGACAGAATAACGTCTTCCTGCCTAAGCGGCGAGGATTTCCACAACCGGAGGCTGACGTTCCAGCCCGACACGGAGAATGTTTTGAGCAGCGTTAACGTCCCTATCGTGGTCCGCCCCGCAGTCACTGCATTGCCAGTGTCTTATTCCAAGCGCACCCATACCTTTCGGGCTGCTGTCGGGAATAGTCCCGCAGCACGAGCACGTTTGGGAAGTAAACCGCTCAGAAACGACGCGCATTATACCGCCTGTCGCAATCGACTTATACGACAACATATTGCGAAGCATCGCCCAACCAGCGTCCGAAACAGACTTAGCCATTTTCGTTCGCTTCAAATTGGACGGACTCACATCTCCGACGTAAATCTCCGCATGGTCTCGGACAATCTGAGCCGAGGCCACGTGGAGAAAATGCTTTCTTTGGTTTGCGACTTTGGCCGCAAGGGATCGGGCGCGAGCCTTCTGCTTCCGGCGCTGGAATGTTGCCAATTTCTCTTCGGCAGCGCGATAGAAGGCTGGCGTTTCTACGGTCGCCCCATTGCTCAAGACAGCCAGTGTCTTCAATCCGAGGTCAATTCCGATGGCGGAACCCACCCGCGCCCCAGGCTCGGAAATCTCAACCTGAATGTTGACGTACCATCGCCCCCGCGCGTCAGTAGAGAAACACCACGTTTTCAACTTTCCGTTCTCTGGAATGGGACGAGAAAGCCACAGATGATACCGACGCTTACGAAAGGTCAGGACATTTCCGTCCAACTTCCCGCAACGCGTAAAGTTACTGACGGGAATCCAGTCAAGGCTCCTCTTGAGGGAACGGAATCGAGGCGTCTTTGGAAAGGCGGCATTTCTGGCGCAAATGAATTTGGCGCAGATTGCATCAATCGTATCAGAGTGAATCCCAAGCTCAACAGTCATGCCGCGACAAAGATTGGCGAGATCGAATGCGGTAGGACGCCTGACTTTTGCTCCCCCGCGCCAGCGGCGTTGGGCTTCGCGGTCAATCTCGCAGCAATAGTTCCAGACAAAATTAACCGAACGAGATTGGGCGCGAAGCGCCTTTCGTGTCGAGTTGCCGCCGTCGCGGACGCGGTATCTGTAAGTCAAAAACATCCGGTCATTATAGCAGAAAAGAACGTCAATTATCACGAGAAAATCCAAAGCGTTGGCATGTATCGCGCCCATGCCAAGGAGGCAAAATAGATGGAACAGAAACCGAGCCATTCTCACGCCGTGCGTGATCCATCCGAAACCGAGGCCTGAAATGGACAGCCCGCGCCTTACTGCGTCTGAAGTCTGCCGGTTGGCGGGCTATGGCCGCGTGACGCTTGGGCGCCGCGTTCGGGACGGCTTGATGCCGAAACCTGTGGATAGAGGGCGAGAACGGCTCTTTGACAGGCAAGAAATCTACAAGGCCCTTGGAATCGCAATGGAGACGCCGCAGCATGTCGAGCCAGAAGAAGACGATCCTTGGGGAAGGGCTGCCGATGCCATTGTTGAGCGTCACCATGCCGAGGTACACGGTCGCTAAATTGCGACGGGACGGCGGGACCGCCTTCTATTTCCAAGTGCCGAAACGCTTGAGGCCGGAAGGTTGGGCGGGCGGGTACAGGCTTCCATCCGATCCCGCACGCCGGACGGGCAAGGCTGATGCGGCCGAGATTGCCGCCGTGGTGGCAGACGCCGAGGCCTTCCTGATCCGCCTTGAGGCAGAGCGCAGCGGTATCCCCCTCACGGTCCGGCACGGCACCCTGCCCTGGCTGATCGCCGCCTATGAGCAGAGCGACAAGTTCAAGCGCAGGGCAGACAAGACAAAGCGCACCTATCGGTATGCCGCGCGGGTCGTCACCGCCTTTTCAGCCCAAGCCGGACACCCTCTCGTGGCGAAGATCAATCAGCCGGCGCTCATCAAAATACTGTCCACGATGGACGCGCAACCGCGCAAGCGGAACCAGATTGCCAGCTATCTTTCCATCATCCTGAGTTTTGCCGTTCGGCTCGACATTCGGAAAGACAATCCGGCCATGAAACTGGACCTTGAGGCGGCACCACGACGCAAGAAGGTCCACATCTGGAGCGACGAGGATCTGGCCGACAAGATGCTGGCCGCACGGGTCAACGGACGGGCCTCAGTGGCGTTGGCGATGTTGATCGCACATGACCAAGGCTTTCGCCCGACCGACACCCTGAGGCTCCAGAAGGGCCGTGACTACGACACCAAGACGGGCCGGTTCAAGTTCCGGTGTTCAAAGACGGGGGAATGGGCCGAGTGTGATGCCACCTCGCGCGTCAGGGCCGCGATCGAGGCCACGCCAGCCGAGCAGCTCGTGCTCGTCGTCAACGAGGAAACGGGCAAGGTCTATAACGAGCGCGTGTTTAACCGGCACTTCAACATCGCGCGGGGAGACGCCACGCACCTGTGGTTCAGGGAGTTGCGCCATACCCATGTCGTGAAGGCGAGACGCGCAGGCCTGACAAGCGACGAAATCGCAGGCCGGACCGCCCATAGCCCCAGAAGTGTTGACAAAATCCTTGAGGAATTCTATTCACCCCATGACACCGAAGTCATCCAGCGCGGCGCGGCCAAGTTTGAGGCCTATATCAATCGCCCGATAGAACAGAAGTCTGACGTTGCCGTTGGATGCCAGTTGGATGCGAAGGCTTAAGTCATGGAAATGATTACGCTTTTGGTGGGGGATCGTCTAACGGTAGGACAGATGCCCCCCGTTGAAATCATTGACCCGTATCCAACTACAGTCCGATATTACACGTCTGAAAAGGTCGCAGGATTCCTCGACAGATCAGAGCCAGTTGGATGCGTGATGCCCCTGCTCCCCGATGATGAAGTGCCGACTATTGGCGCGCTGGCGAAAAGCGAACCCCGCTGGATATGGGCGAATTGCAACACCGTCAACTGCGGTCATGCGCGCGCCGTGCCGCTCATTCCGTTCTTGATCCGATGGGGCGCTGACGCATCAAGCAATCTTCTGAGGCAAAACCTCTCCTGCTCGAAGTGCGGCGCGCGCGGCGTCTACATCACTCTTCCGTCTCGGATAGGAAGCCATGGCGCGCAAGAATTTCCGACCGAACGCGCGATGATCTTCCCGACGTCGGGAAAAACCTCACATCACGATTCCTAACCGACCCCTAATTCTGTACAATGAGGATTGCATTGTTGGTGAGCCGACTTCTTTGCAAAAAATGCAAACAACTATCGGACATGCCCGATAGCAACCTATCCCCGTAAGGGGTCCAGTGGCATTGGACTGCCAAGCCGGAGTTGGCTGGACCTGAAAAGGCGCAGCGCAGATCGTGATTAAGCCTACCGGCCCACTGGTTTATTCCCCCTCAGGGGAAGGAGAGATGATGAGCGGAGAGCTGCTGTTCGGTTTGCAAATCCTTGTTGGTAGTATCTTGATCCTGATAGGCACCCAATTTGGATTTAAGGCAGTCAGTTATGATGCCCACGGGGGCCGACGGGATAGCGCATTCGGTGGCTATGTTTTCGGCTGCTTGGTTTTTGTCTTTATTGGCACTCTGCTGATATTGCTTGTAGGCGTCACGGCCCAATTCGTACTTTAGCCATATCGGCTAATCCGCCCCTATCGCCCTCACATAGCCCAGAAACGACAAAAAGCCCCGCCACCCAATCAAGGGCGCGGGGCTTAATGGTCGGCACTGGAAGGTAATGGAAATCAGGGCGAGACTGCCCACCCCCGCAAAGCCTCGAACCGGCCCTTGAGATGCGCGACCAGATCACGAAGGCGCTTCTGGCCCTCGGCATCGAGATAGACCCAATCAGGGTGTGCCGGATCGGTCAGGAAGACCGGCAGGGGCCCGGCCTCAAACTTGTGACACAAGCCGTTCGGACAGGCGCGAGGCGTCGGGATCGGCACGGCGATTTCAACGGTCTGGATTTTCGGAGGCATATCGGTGGCGCAACCGACAATGAAGACGCACAGCAGGGCGGCGATGATGGCCCGCCCCAATGTACATTGATGTACATCAGTGATCATTGGTGAACATCTCCCCAAAGAACTCGTTCATGTTGTCCGCGCCCGCGCCGCGCTCTGCCTCACGCCGGCGTGATACTTCAACACCAGCCAAATCCGCCTGTGCCCGTGCGGCCGCTTCGGCTTCCGCTGCCATGCGCTTTGCCTGTTCTAGCAATATCCGTGCTTTGGCATCCGCGATGCCCTGCGTCAGCGCCTCGACGTTGCCCTCCAATGCATCAATCTTGATTTGAGCCTGTGCGATCACCTTGGCATCGTCTGCCGCCTGTGATGCCGCCCCGCGATCCCATGCCCACGAATAGGCCGTCCAAAGCACGAGGGCACCGGCGAGCGCACCAGCGATATAGGCCCATTGCTTGAGCGTCAGGCCGGAGACGAGAGACAGGCCCCAATTGAAGGCCATCGAGAAAATCGCACCCATGGTCTATTCCTTGCCCTTCCGGCTGACCCACGCGCCGATGCGTTCAGCACCAGCACCAGCGACGATGATGCCCGCCGCCCAAATGAGAATGTCCGAGCCATTGTCGATCAGGCGAAGCGCCACGGCCTCGTCTATGCCGATCTGCGTGCCCTTGAAAATCATCGCCACGCCGACCAGCAAAACACCGGTGACGACAGACTTGCGCCACTGGCTCCACTTCGGAGTGTCGGGAAGTTGATCGCTCATAGCCCCATCGCCTTTCTGGCCTTGATCCACAGAGCGCGGCGCTCGTCTGCTCCGTGTGTCCCGCCATTGATCTTGCGTGTGATCTTGTCAAACAGCCCTGCGTCGGCCAGTTCGTTGCACCCGTTCGTCTTCCAGAACCATGCCGCGCTCGCGCAACCGTGTTCGGGCTGCTCAAGAAGTTCCGGCTGTGTCGTGAGGGGAAGACCAAGCGCCGCACCGCAGGCCTCATAGTTAGACTTGCCGGTGGTCTGAATGGGGCCTCGACCCCTGAATTTCCACCCCTCGCCGCTGGCCTCGTTTCCGTTGCCCATGCGCCCGCCGTAAACCCGATTGGCGATCTTCTCAGGTTGGCGAGCGAGCGCCTGCGCGTCGGCCTCGGTGAACCGTGCGGGCCATGTCGCGCGCAATCCGGCGGCCGAGTAATTCAGGTTTTCGACCATGCGGCTGAACAGTCCGCTTTCATGTGCGACCTGGGCGAGAAACGCCGCCTGCCGGTCTGCCGTGTTGATCTGAAATCTCACGCAGGCGTGATCGAGCGGGGCGGCGAATTTCAACGCGGTCCCGTCCTTGACCCCGATAGCCTTCAGGGCCGCAAGAAAGTCGGTCATGGTATTGCTCGCTATTTGATGAATTTGCCGAAATGGCGGTCTTTGTGGCAGTCTCACGCCCATGCTAGAAATGAACGTGCCCTCACCGTTCGACCCCGCGTCCCTGATCATCCTTGTGATGATCGGGATATTGCTGGCCTTTGGGACCGTGGTGGGCTTCCGGCTCCACATGGCGGCCCTGCGCTACACCCTTTGGGCGCAACGGCTTCCCGCTGATACAGGCGCGTGGATAGGGCTGCTCTGTGGTGCCGCGTGGGCGGCGCATTGGTTGACGAGGACGTGAAATGAAACATCTCACCATCGCTCTGGCGCTTCTGTTCTGCCTCGTGTTACCGGCCAGCGCCGACATCGGGCAGTTCTGTGCCGGATACCAGAAGGGCTATGCGGCTGCTTACATGCGGGCTGCACAGACAATGGCCGCGCCCGCCATGCCGCCATGCCCCTACCAGCCCGCAAAGGGCTACGGCGACCCTCAGGGCGATTATGAGCAAGGCTATCTGCTGGGCGTCGAAGACGGGACCATGGCCGGGCACCGCTAGGGCTTGAGCGTCTCTTTCCGCTTCTCGTTCAAGGTCTCAACCTTTTCCATGATCTTCATCATCTGCTGGTTGAATTCCTTGTCCGACAGGATGCCGCGCTCGTGACGCTTGCTGATGCGCTTTGCCTCAGCCTTAAGGGCGCGTTCCGTCTTGGAAAACTCGAAAGCCTTCCATGACATGCCATCCTCAACGTCCTGCGGTTTGAGCTTGATGCCGATGGAGCTCGCAAGCGCATTTCCCAAACCGTAAGGCCGACCCGAATAATCCGTCGCGCCCTTGACGGCATTGGCGACCTTCTCCCAATACCAAGAGTTCGGAACCCAAGCCGCGCTGGGCATCCATGCTTTCCAGAGATAGTCGGCGCGATCTGCCGAGCGTTCCCAGAAGTCGTTGATCTCCGTGTTGGTGATGTCGTCGCCGGTAAAGCCGGAGCGGTTCAGGAACAATTCGGCTCCGAGAAGCAGCGGCCCACCCAGATTGAGCCACGCCGGAATGTCATTGCCCTGCGTGTCGAAGATGTCGCCCGCCGGTATCCAGCGGCGCACATCGAGGAACGTCGGATTGCCGTACTGGTCATTGAACGGCATACGGATCATGCGGGGGGCCCCGACCCATGTGTAGCCCTGCTCGGTATCCCGAAGGCTGCGGCGCTCCCTGTCCTCGTCATCATCTCCGGTCAGCATGTAGCCCAGCATGTTCACCGCTTGAGCGATCATGGCGTATTTAGCGAGCTTCCACGGATGATGCGCCATTGCCTTTGCGACAAGGGGTGCAGCCCGATAGGTATAGCTGATGAACGGCAGGACCGAGTTGCGGGCCATGTTCACCCACGGGGCGCGAATGTCGTAGTCGATGAATTGCTGGCGGGCGAAGTCGGCGGCCTGTTTCGGCGTATCACCGAGCGAGCGGCGGCGCATATAGGACGCCATGCGGAATATCTCGTCTTCCATCCGGTAGGCGTCGATCATCTTGCCATCGGCCCATTTGATCGCGCCGAAGATTTTTTCAGCGACCTTGCCCAGAGCATCAATGCGGCTCTTCGGGTCCGTCGAGACTGCCTCTGCCGTCGCCGTCATTTCATCAAGGAGCGGCTTCAGGATGTTGTTCCTGATCTCCTGCGTCATGGCGTCGCCGCCAAACGCGCCATTGGTAAAGGCTTCGTCGTAATCAGCATTGCCCTCACCTTCGGCAAAGGCCCTCACGCCCGCGTGAAGATCCTGCATCCGGACGTCCGCCATATCCATGAACAGGAAGTTCGACACCACGTTGTTCATGTGGACGACAGGGCTGCGCGCGGTCTTGTTCAATTTCCACTGTGACAGGAGCGTGCGCCAGACATTGGGGCGGCTCAACACTTCCAGTTCGTTGATGTCGCGCCAGATTTCCTCACGGACATATTTGCCAGACAGAGCGCCCCAGCGGAGTTTGCCGCCCGTACCGGCAAGCTCAGTGGAGGGAACCTTCACCCACTCGACACCATCGCGCTTGATGAAACGCTGGCCGGTGCGTGCCCATTCAGCGGCGTCGATCCATTTTTCATTGGGCGCTTCCGACGATGCCCATTCGGGATGCGTCGCAATGTCTTTGTAGAATTTACCGGTGGCGAGGTCGTGCGCCATCAGCATGTAGGTCTTCGTGATGGTGTAGCGGGCATCCATGATCTCGCCCATCTTGGAGCGTTCCGGCTTGGTGAAGTCGCGCCAGAGAACAAGCAGGCTGCCCTTCTTGCCACGGATTTCCCAGACGCCATTGTCCCTGAAATCGGCATAGCGTGCCGGTACGGGCTTGCCCTCGGGCCAGTAAACACGACGGACGGGTTTTAGCTTGCCGCCTTCGCCCACGTCCATCTCGGACTGGTGTGCATATTCATCAAGGATGCGGAACTTCTCACCCTTGGGCGGAATGCCGATCTCGCCCTTGGCGAACTCCGGTAGGTCTTTCATCAAACGTGCGGGCAGCACCTCCAAGAACATGCCGCGACCCTTGAACTGCTCACCGATGATCTTCTTGCGGCGCTTGCCCATCATGCTCGAAAGCGTTTTGGTCAAACCGTCCTGATCGGCCTCGTTCTTCAGATAGACACGGTGGAGATATGCGCCTCGGTTGCGCTCGAAACTCTCGGCGCTCAACAGACCAAGCTCAACGGCTTCCTGTCCCAGAAGGTCGATGGACTTGCGGATCGGCTCTGCGAGTTTCTGCATCGCCACATCGTCAACCGCCTCGCCGGTCAGAATGGCTTGCAGGACTTTGGCTTCCTCCGGCCCGACCGCATGGTCCCGAAGTGTCTTCAGGACTTCCGTGCCCTGCATCATCACGGCACGCTCATCAAGCGCACGGTCACGATCTCGCGTCACATATTCAGCACTCAGACCGTAGCGATCGCCAAGG